TGAGAAGTTCTCTCGCGCCGAATTAGCTCTTGAACAGCTTTCATATGCGAATACTTATCAGGGGATTTTGCGCGAAAAGGTTTCATTTATTATCATGTTCTTTTTCAATTTATCTAGGTGCTCAAGAACTTCATCATACCATTTCAACATTTGATCCTTGGTCAAATAAGTATGCTTATATCTACGCTTAGTTCTATCTTTTTTCTTAGCCAATTTAATCTCTCATAACTTTTATTGCACAATCTCTACATTCTTTGCCACCTTTAATTCTTTTCCAGTTGTGGTCATAATTGAATGTAAGGCACCAGCCAGGAGAAACTTTTTTAAATGGCTCTGGAAGAATAACTGTCATTTAATTTTTAATAATATTAATGATTGATTGTAATGCCGCTGCTCCCTCTACAATTGCCTTTCCCATAGCATTAAGAGCATTGAACCACTGGTCCTTATTTCCTTGTTCTATTGCATGACTCAGATGGTGTAAGGCTAGTGCCTTACGATGTTCATATCCTTGTCTTGTATAAATATCATATGTCATTTTCTAGCGCTCCTACTTCCGAAGTGTTCTGCTATCCACTGTCTATCTGGAGCAAATTTAATTGAAGGGTCCCATTTTCTCCATTCTTCTCGGCGCAAATCCCGCTCTACTTGTGTCCATTTATTTGAATCAGCGCAGCAGTGAATACGGCCGGAGTAAATAGTTAAATCTCCTTCCCCGATAAATTCTCCCCGAAGAACTTTACAGTGAGGACAGATATCAGTCATCTTAGATGCTTTCTGCGCCATTCTCTACCATCTTCAGTAATTCGGTAAAAATTATTGCGAGTTTCAAGATATCCTCGTTCAGCCAAAGAATAGATTGTTACACGCTTCAAATCAAGCGTCATAGGTTGTAACATTGAATGCCACGCATTGTCTTGACAATCGCGTAGACATTGAGCTTGTTTTTTAGTTAGCTCTGATCTCTGAGTCTTTCCAGGGGGAGGATTTGTCTTCCAACTCATGCTGCCATCTCCAATATATTTGTTTGGCTCTTGCAATGGTCAACGACAGAATTAACTTCATCAGAATTGATATATGGCGATTGTATTCTTACTGGTGCTTTTCCACTAAAACTAAATAGTGAATCACCATTTCCTGTAAGTGCTCCAGCTCCATTTTTGTCGATTATGATACGGCTATCAAGCTCTGATGATGTACTGAATGCAATTCTACTTGGTAGATTTGACTTCAACAATCCACTGATTACTTCTCGCCTTGGTGATTGTGTTGCGAGCACCAAGTGGATTCCACAAGCTCTTGCCTTACCAGCAATTCGTGTAATGCTTTCCTCTATCTCGTGCTTGGAAAGAAAAATAAGGTCAGCTATCTCATCTACTATTACAAGAATATATGGAAATCTATCGGCCGGAGGAAGTTTTTCATTTAGCTCCTCAAGATTTTTCGCGCCATATTTCCGTGCGGCTGCATATCGTTTTTCCATTACCTCTACAATTGCTTTAAAATGCTCAATAGCTTCATATGGATCTGTAACTACTGGAGTAATTAGATTAGGAATTCCATCATAAGTAGGCAACTCTACCATCTTAGAATCAAACATCCAGAACATTAGCTCATCTGGGGTTGTCTTCATAAGCAAAGAACAAATCATATTGTGAAGGAAAGTACTCTTACCACTTCCGGTTGTTCCGCCTGCAAGCATATGCGGTGCTTCTCTCAAATCAAATGAAATTGAATTATTAGATGTATCAATCCCCAGGGGGAATTCGAGCGGAGAAGAAGCAGAATCAATTACATCTCCGGTCCTAACAATCTGTCTATCAATCCTAGGTACTTCAATAGTTACATATTTTGTTCCCGGCAATGGAGCGTGAATAGCGATTGTAGCGCAGCCTAGCTCTAGCTGTAGCTCGGGCGCGAGGCGCGGCAGGAGACGTGCTAGAACATTTTCTGAAGGAATTGCCTTGAAGCTGATGACCTGTGGGGCGACAATTATCTCCTCAATATTCAGACGGGCTCCTAGAGCCTCTGAACGATCTTCTATGAGATCAGCTTCCTTCCGCGCGGTTTCAACCGCCAGGTTATCTGCTTGCTGCTCGAAAGTATCGACTGCTGATTTAGTTAGAAGATTTGGATTCGGTAGTTGGTACATTTTCAAGCGCCTTAATTAGAGACTTCAAAGTGGAATGAGCTTTAAAATAGAATGGTATACCAATACTAACATTGTTTAGTCTCTCATATACCTTCCACTCATTATTGGTTCTAACAAATTCATACCGGCCATCTGCTAATATATAGACTCCAGCATCAAATTTTTTCAGTGGTCTAATCATTTCTCTACCAACTTTACGATAGAAAATCCTATAGGAGTGATCCAACACATTACTGCGGCGGGATCTGTGGCCATAGAAGTATTCGCTTGAAACTCAACCTCAATCAGTATAGTTTCAAGACTTGCTCCGTATTGCTGCCAGAGACGTACTGCTTCTCCAAATTTAATTCTTGCATTTTCATATGGGTCTGGAAGTTCTTGACTCATGCATCAACCGGACCAAACAAATGATATTTTGCAATATTATCTATCCAGTCTGCGTTTAGAACTGGCTTGTTTGGAGGAACCCGAAACATTACTATTGCGCCATATCGATGCTCAAATCCATATTCTTTACAGATCTCTCTAAAACGATCTGGTGTTATATCTTTTGCCCAAATGTTGATATCTAGAGGACGCATATGATTTGGGCGAACAATGTTCATAATATCTTCTGGTATATCAATTTCAATCTTCATTTTATCTTCTCCGCGAATTCCTGCTCATCCAAATAAATAATTACAATTCTAATTGCATCAATACTTTCAGAAGAAATAATACCAAGCATATGGCCTGTATTTGAGCACCATCGTTTTTTTATTTCAGTTTTGCGATTAGGATTCTTCTTAGAACCTTTATATGGTGGGCGAGTTGATTCTACAAGATATGGCATTATTTGTTTCCCCTTATGCAGCAATCTTCTGCTGACGCTGTATTGCAGATGCAACTCCATTCCCAGCCGGAGTCAATGCCCAGATGATGCGCTTACGGCCTTTCCCTGATTTGTCCTCAATTCCTACGCGCCGAACGAGCCCCTGCTGCAGAAGCGTAAAAATAAATGCGGTAGAGCACTGTAGCTCGGCGCTGGTGGCGCGCTTGTGTTCCCTCAACCGGAGAATCACCTGCTTGCGCTTCAATGGCTTCGGACCACGCTTAGTTGCTTTCTTAGACATTATATTTCCTTTTCAATATATGATTCATTATTATATAATCTCCTCGCGCTGATATCAAGCTAGGCAGCTAGGCCACGCGAGGAGCACTACTTGTGCTACCAGTGGGGCTCCCTGGGATCGAACCAGGCTGTACCGACTACTCTTTCAACTGGATATAAGCCAGAGGAGTTAGAGCCCCCAATTGCAGACTAAGCATTTACTTATTTGGCCGCATTCTCTAATTGTGGTTGATAATTGGACGCTTAGCCTGCATTAGTATGCTAGCAGGTGTCATGCTTTATGTCAAGATTAAATCTATCCGTTCTCCCACAAATGGGGCAAAATCTTATAGTTATAGTTAAACTTGGAAATCTGGCTGAAGAAATCATTTAATAGATTCCCAACTTATTTGATTAGTCTCAACTAGAAACTTTATGATAGTTGCCTCTAGAGCTTCTTCTGCCAATTTACTAATTGGCTTTATACTTCCATTCTGCTTTAGTAAAGCCCATAATTCGGCTATACTCATCTCTTGCTTGTTCAAATGCTTTTTGATTCAGTATTTTAGCCTAGATCTTCTGCCCACGAAATAAGCTTTGCATCTAGTTTAATTCTTATAATTTCACAATGTGTTCTAATGGGAGTATTAATAGATTTTATAGCTTTCTCGGCCAACTTTCTGCTACTGAAAGCTCCAAGCAACTCATCTGATTCATATTCGTAATTTCTCATTACTGCATATACATATCTCATTTATTTCCATTTCGATCAGGAAAATCAAACACCAATTCAAGTGCCTTTTCAATCAATTCCAATCCAGCTTTCTTTTGTTTATCTTGCCGATCTGGAATTCTTTGAATATAGAGTTCTGCTGCTGCACCTACGCTTAATTTATTTTCTTTTCCTGTTGCCTTATCTAGCAATTCTGCTGCCTTCAGTCCAAATTGATTCTTTGGAGGATCAAATATCGCGCGCTCAAAATGAGTTTCGTTGCATACAGCAGCAATTAGGCCGCGAGGGCAATAAGCAATATTCTCAACTTCATTATATGGAAACTCGACTCCATTAATACCATATTTTTCAACTCGGTCTTTACACTCTTCCAAAATAGATTTCGCAGTTTTTCTAGGCGTTTTAGATGGTTTCTTTACAGGTATAGTAGACACTTTGTTCCTTTTTAGTTCTCTATTTATAGATTATAGTTCAAAGTCATACATGGTTTCCATAGTGTAGCACAGCTCCATTCTTAGACAATTACAGGGCAAACTTCGCGGAAAGGTAGTGGTAGTAAATCTCTATATATTTCTATTCTCTCCGGCCTGATTCCCTGCCGATCTTACCCCTATATTTCAAATGAGACGGCTAACGAAAACAAACGTAGAATTTCCAAAGTAAATCAAATGTAGTGTCTTTGTCGATTTGGCTCTGGGCCAAGGAAAAACAGAGATAGATTCTTTACATTTTGGACAATTTTTGGAGCTTGCCGTTCTTAGCTAGATGGTATTCTGCTTTACCAGCAATAATGTATGTATGCAAATACTTTCCGTTAAATGTCTGCTCAATCTCTACCTTTTTATTCAACTGATATAGAGCAGCGATTTGATCTTTAGTAAGATCAACAACTTGTAACATTATAGCATTTCTGTACTTAGACATTTTCTCGTCTTTCATCGGCTTTCATTCTTTCAATAGAGTATACATGATTCATGATTTCTGTAGATAGAAATCTAGCTTCATCAATGCTAAGATGGTCGTTGAGATAAAACGGACCTACATTACTATTCAGAACAATTGGATAGCTAGTACTACTATAATCAGTTGATATATTATAATTCATTTTCTACATCTCCTCGGCAGGAATTCCGCACGTAGTAACAGATAGATTCATTATTTCCCGATAAGTCTGTTGATACATAGCTGCTCTATATTCCAATGATCTTTTAGGACCAATACACCTTTGGCCGATCTTCCCCTCCTGCATTGATTCCTCTTCTAGTTGTTCTTGTACTGCTTTGTTATATGCTTTCTTTCTATCATTTTTTGCGGCACGATTTGCGCCGGGAGAGTTACCAGGACAACGATAAGAAGTAGGATCAACTATACCTTTCTCCGGAAACTCAAACTCAGGTACATCAAATTCTGGATTTAGGAAATCATCATTCATTGTGAAAGTTCCTCAGCGCGATCTAGCGCCCGTCGAGCTTCATCATTTGCATAACTTGCTTCTGTCTTAGCTTCTGAAGCATCGTGCGCAGCGTTATTAGCTTTTCTATTTGCATCTTGAACTTCTTGATATAGATTCCAATATTTCTGTTCAAGATCATTTATCTTTTGTTCTAGATCATATGAATTCATAGCTTATCCTCATAATATTCCTTAGCTGCAGCCCAACAAATATCCCATAGCCAACCTTCTTCAGTTGAGTAAGCACATGATTGCTTGAAAGATGAATCTCTCTGAACTTTCTCTGCATAAGAAAGATTTTCGCGTGCTTTGATTGCCTTATCTTGCATATTTCTCTTTCCCTCAAGAGAACGAAAGGAATTTCTTCAAGCTTTTTCTTATATTCGTCTCGTTCTTTTATAAGATCTAGAAATTCATGCTCATCGCGGTCTTCCTTCCAAAACTCTCAATCTATCATCTATACCTTTAAACATCTCATTATGGTGGCTAGCTGAGTTTCCTAGAAACTTTATTGACTCTAGAAGATCATCCAGAATTTTGATTATCTCTAGCTGCCATTGGTTTAGTTCCTTATCATCCATTGTGGAGTTTCTCTTCATGCTACCTTCACCGCCCCCACAATTCCTCTCAGGGCAATTTGGCGCAATAGGGTAGGCATTTCCCTATCTTCCCCCGGAGAATCAATTACAGAATTTTCTACGGTGCTCTCCCACTCGATCTGCTGCTGAGCCCGTTCAACGTATGGAGGGTTAGGTGGTGTCATGTGATATTCCTAACAGTAAGTTCTACATCGCTGACTTCAAGTCGAGAAGATTCAAATTTTCCATAAGGAAGATTTACACAAATATTCATTGTATCTGACTTTAGAAGATCATAAATAGCTCTAGATACTTGATGCTCTGATGGAGTTGCTCCGCGATCTACCTCTATCCAAGCTTTAATATCTGCAAGATAACGACTCATCGTGTCCCCTTGATGTATTCCTGCTCTGATATAGACTTTACTTTTACAGTTGCGCCACGAGATAGATTATATAGTTGTTGGTCAACTACCGCAGCATAACCTCTGAAATAGTATTTATATGTCTTTGGAGATTTATATGAATACTTATAATTATCCAACTTTGTTACATTATAAGTTGCTTCTAGCTTATAAAAACTCATAGTGGTTTCAATGTCCCTTCAAATTCTGTACGGCCAAGAGTTTCTAGAGATACACAAATGAATGTCCATATATTTAGAATCATTGTTCCTCGTCCTCTCCTTGTCCGCCAAATATGCTTGGCTCTTCTGCAACTGCTGCATAATAAGCTTTCTCAGACTCAGACATTTCTGCAAGAACCTCAATCAATCTATCATTGCAGCAATAGTCCATCTCAGCAAGAATCTCGCGGTGGAAATTTTCCCACTTATTTATCAATCCTTTAAACTCTTTAGGCGTAAATTCTATTTCATTTCCATTAGGTTCATTCTCAACTACCAACCATCCGCCACTTCTTCCCTCAGCAAATACTTTGCCATAACCAAACTTCTCGGCAACTTCCGGTGCGAAGTGATTCCAGAAAGATTCTTTGCAATCCTCATATGCCACAGACAAAGCTTGCTGAGAATACTCAGAGAAGCGATCATCTTGTGCATATAGATGATGGTCCTTCACATTGATAGCTAGTTTGCCGTTGTGATATTCAATCATGAGTCAATCTCCACATAAACTGTGTTGCGAGCCTCTTCTCTCTCCATATCATCATTCGAGAAATGAATAATGATATCTTCATATGGATTGTTTTCTTGCTTGTAAGCCCAATATTCTATCTTCTTTGCTAGATCTTTCCTAGCTTCTTCTTCATATTGCCCAATTCCACGCAACTTCTCTCCTGAAGGGGTTACATAAGTAGCTTCTACTCCATCGCTAGCACCACCTACCCAATCAGTTTCTGCTTTATCTGCAATGAGTTTGGCCAAATATCTCATATCATTCTCAATTTGTTTTCTTGATAGCGAAGTGCAGTAACCTCATTCAGCAATCGGCTGTTCATTCTTAGCCATTGTTTGAATGAACTTTCATCGGTCGGATTCTGCCGAAGCTGGAGATATGCAACGTCGTCAACCTCAGCAGCGGCAGCAACTCGCGCGGAGAGTCCCGCTATGACCGTTTCTAGCCCTTTTCTGACCTTCTGCTTATTCTCTTGGACCTTCTCTACCTTGCGCACAATTGCGCCGGTCTGAGCGTGCTCAGGGCAGTTAGGCGGCTTGCGGCCTCTCTTGCTTTCTCTGGTCCAATCGTGATCTCCAATCTCGCAGTGCAATGTCTCCATTGTCAGTGCTTGCTTTAGACCGGGGATAGTGTCTATCACACTACTCGCCGAGTCTTGCTCTGGCTCAATTATTGTAGGAACGCCAGAAGAATAATCTACATAACCCTTGTTTGGGTTTGGGCGCAGAATCGCGCGAGGTTGATCCTTTACAGGTTTATGCTCATCACACCATATAGGCGGCCTACCACGTTGTTTCTTGCGCCAGAAAGTGTGTCCTGCTTGGCAAGCTAGCTCTGTTTCTGTGCTTGGGTCGTGTGATAGATAATCGAGTGTCTTAGCAGTAGCAAGATCAAAATCTTCTTCAGGCATTATCTTTTTCTTTCTTCTCTAGCTTTTGGCAAGTGAGACAGGTTGGTTGCTCTCTGCCGCGAACAACAAAATGCTTTGTGTTCTGATATGAATCTTTTAGACCGCAGAGAGATTCTAGAAGCGGACTTACAGTGGGGTAAAGTCTTATATAATGAGTCTTAGTCATCTTTCAATCTCCCATTTTCTCGCAATATCTCTCTTGCTCGGCTCATCGGTTGATATGGAGGATTGCGAATTACAAAATCTTCTAGCAAATCAAGTACAGGCTCTAGCTCTATGGCTTTGACTACTTCGCCATGTTTCGCGCCAGGATTTGGCTTGTTGCTATGCACATGCCATTCTAGTGGTGCTCCTTGCTTTGTAAGTGTCCATGTTCTTATCTGGATCATAGTTCGCATTCCTTTAGAAATTGTGTTAGGTCAAAGGCATATTTGCTAATTTCCTTCTGTGTCCTTAGATGAGGGTTTTCTATTGCTGCATTTTCCTCGAAAGCTAGACCAAGCGCTAGAGAGATTTCTTGTCTATTTTGTTCTTCCATATCGCCAAAATCTCCCCTCTCTTTTGGCGCATAGTGGGCGCGGAGAGTATTAGCTACCAATTCATAATCTGATTTAGTCATACCTTGTCTCTCAAATAAATTTGAGGATGAATATTGATAATATTTCTTTTGCGCCATCCAATATCGATTATGCCTTGTGAGCCCTCATTGGTTGCTACAACAACAATTGACTTCTGCTAGGCAGGAAACTTGGCGGGGAGAATGTCTAATGCAATGAGACACTTGCGCCGCTTCTGATCCCCAATACAACCGTTCATATGTCTGTACTGCTCGATGAGCGACAGAGATCGGCAGAAAGGCTGCTACGGCGAATGTGGCCGCTGTTGATCTCATTCAATTTCCATTTCTTCTGCATCCAACCAATCATTGAAGCCGGTCCTATATGCAGTCTCGTCAAGCTCTTTTAGAGCATATGAAGGATCAAACACACACCCACATACCGTTATGTTGTCGTGACAAGAATCTAGAAATTCATTGTACAGTCTGAGTGCGTCATCTTCTCGAATCTTTACGACATTCTCAATCATCATTCCCCTTTCATATAGCGATCTGCCTCAGCAGCAATCGCGCCGAGAGTAAGAACTATCAAACATAGAAATCCCCAACCTACGATTATGAATCCGAGAATCATATATTTAGCTTCTTGCTAATTGACTCAATTTGCTTGTCAATGAATCGCTTTAGCTCATTATCTTCGCAGTTATCATCTACGACTTCGTAATACTCACTGAGTGCTTGTGCAAGCACGCTGCGCTCATCATCTGTTAGTATTTCCATATCCAATAACTCCAATCAGGTGAAATCTGGCTGAAAAGAAACTACAATTGCCATTCTCTAGAAGCCGCTGCCTCGACTTCAGAGAATGGACTTTGCTCCGTTGGTTATGAGGGAGCTATCGTGGCCGTGTGTTGCCTCACGCGGACAGTGCGTCAGCAGGTTCCTGCTGATTGGCCGATTGGGTTTGATCCCCTTCTGCGCGCTTCTCAGCGCCAGCTTCGGCCAGCATTCTGCCTCAGGAGATCCGCGAGCACAACCCTAGTTGCCTCTCGTTTGTGGAGCATCAGCTAATCGCCTTTCTTAGTCGGTCGAGTGTGGGACAAACGAAACGTGGGTCTGTGCACCCGTTGCTGTTCTGAGTGCTTGCGCCTTTCGTCCTAGCTTACTTTTTGCGCCACGCACGCGCTACGGCGTCGTCGGCCTTCTGTTCGTCAATTGGGTCTAGGTGTCCGACGATGAGCGTTCCTGTCGAGCACTCGGCGCATCGGTAGATATGGCCGTCCGTCTCCAACTGTTTGAAGGCCGTGTCTTGTAGTGGCGTCTCTACTCCTGCGTCGATTACGGCTTTCTTTATGAGCTTGTCAAGCGCGCTCGTGGCGTCGCTGACGATGTTTACTTGCACTCTCTGCTCGCGCATTCTTGCACCTCTCTTGATTTGGACTCATCAGCGCACGTTCTACGTGCGGACGCGGGAGGTCGCCCCGCGTTTCGTCCTACTCGCAGAAACCTGATCAGTTCAGCTTCGCACGCCAGCGTGAACGTCTCGGAGGCGCCTTCCTCGTATGCCTCTGCGAGTGCGTCGGCTAGGGCAATCGCGTCCACGGCTTCTGCATCAGTCTCTGCGATATGTCCGGTAATCTCCACGTAGAGCTTCGCGGGATTTAGGTCGTCGGCGAACTCGCCGGACAGGTCCGGTTGACGCGGTAGGTAGTCATAGGCGGCGCCGTCGCCATCGCGTAGCATTTGCAGCACACGCTTACGCTCGTCAACGTCGGAGTTAGCGTCCGTTGCCCACGTTGCAGCACTCTTGGCTTGCTCTTCGCCGAGTTTTTTAGCCTGCTCGACCCAGGCGTCGCGTTGGTTGTTTAGTGTGGTCATCGTACGTACTCGATACGCCGAACGTTTGTGTAACCGCGTGAGTCGCAGGCCATCCCTCCGTGCGAATCACGACGCTTGATCTCCAAATGAACAGGACGCCATCCTGTAGAGCGTCCTACGATGAACCGGCGGCGCAGACCGTCGGCGTCTGTGACTTCTACCCGGTAGCCCTCGCATCCCTGTAGCTCGGGTCGTAGCTCGGACTTGTCGATTTTGCGCACCGTAGCACCGTCGTAGGCTTCCGCTCGACGCTCGGCTGTGACTTTCTCGCCAAACGAGCACACCTTCCTGTTGTTTTTGTCGAACACGCCATACTCTGGCTTGGTGTCCGCGATCATTGCCATAACCTGCTCGCTAGGTCTAGGTTGCCTGCTCATTATTCGCTCCCTTTGATCGACTATACGTACAGCGGATCTCCCGTCTCGCCCGGCCAGAACACCGTGCCGTCGGAGCTGATAATCATGTGCTGCGACGGATGCTCGCTGCGCTTCGTTCTGTGTCCACCTGCGATTTGACCACGGTTGGATACTACGCCGCCTTCGCTGCTGGTGCGCTCTGCTCAATGAACGTGCTCCACGCCTCGCGCACCGTCGTCTCCTGCTTAGCCTTCGCGGCAGCAACTTCGGCGAGGAAAGCCTTTTTCGCTGCTTTGATTGTGTTGTCTCGGATCTGCTCTGGTGTCTGCTTGTCATTGCTCATTGTTCAATCTCCTGTTTAGTTGTATATGAAGCTACATTTACCGGGGGAAACATCCGGCGAGATTCAATCGCCAGATTTCCTGTCTGCTGGCTACTTCCCCTCTACTGAAGCTGCTACTATTTCAGCTGCAGTCTTGAACTTTAGTATGAAGTGGTTTGGAAGATTAGATGGCTTTTTAGGACCTTCGTCATTTAGATCACCGGCAGACTTCCACCAATCAAGCCATTCTGAAAAATATTTAGTAGCTTCTATTTGGGTAATTTGATCCATTTCTGATCTCCAATCTTCGCTTGTAAGAACTACTATACAGAGTTTCAAGTGTCTGTCAAGCTTTTCTGCGAATCTTTATGTTTGACTTCTTTAGGCAGAAGCTTGGCCGGGAGAAAGATGCTTGATTCGATACTATCGGCGATTTCCCTGCTGAGCTTTAGTCTCGTGCAAATGTTCTGATCCCCAATGTTCCGCTAGATCTTTACCGACGAATGATCCCCTCTTCCAACCACAAAAGCAAACCGGGCGGAATAGGTGTACATACTTAGTGTCCTGTTGATATGTAATTTTGTGATCGCTTTGCTTCACTAGAAACTCCTTTTCTTGATCTTGAAAGTACTTATAGAAGATTGAAACTATGATGTCAAGCTTTCTTTGAAATCTTTATGTTCGGGGGAGTTTGGCCGGGGAAAAGATACTTGTTTCGATCTTATCGGCGAGTTTCCTGCCGAGCTTTAGTTGATCAGACTCACCATCATAAATCCAGCATCAATCTCTTTGTGGATCTCATATCCGCGTTTGTGGATTTGTTCGAGCGTGCGAACAAGATCAACTCGGTTGCATTCACATCTTGCTTGCAGTTCGCTCATACTTAGCTTTCCAGCGGTGCGAAGCGCGCGGAGAATGATTCTTGAGAGTCCATATTCGTCTATCATTCTTATATCTCCCTTTATCGAATGTACTTCTATGACTGTAGCACTTTGTAGAACAAAGTCAAGGTCTGTAGAACAATCTTTATGTTTCTTGAGTTTGGGATCTTTCGGCGACGGATCGCGCCGGAGTAGTTCTTATTTACAGCACGGCATTATTCGATACGTACCGAAGCCCAACTGGTGATCTAGCTCCGTGTAGCACGTCTCTATGTATGCTTCGGCAGCGGAGCGCGCGGAGGTAGCAGATATAGTAGTTCCTTTACCAGTAGCAGCGTGATAGCAGTTCTCCCGGTGGACGACGAAATCCTCCTGGCCGGTGTTCGACTCGATGATGATGTATTTATTCAGTTCGTAGTTCATTCTATGATCTAAGCAGATTCAATCTTCGATGTCAATACTTCTTTATGAATCTTTATATTTGTAGCACAATATGTTGATGTAGTACAATAATCACTAAATAATGATAGTTCTAAGTTCCAGCCCAACTCCGCGCAGAGTGTAGAACAAACAGTAAACGCACCACACCAGAATAAATCTAGAGGTGCTGTAATGCCTTCGAATTAGCCGGGCCACCATCCGTGACCATCCCGGCGGGAATTGGCCTGAGAAAATCCCTGAGACACTTCTCCCGGTAATCCTATATCCAGTAAACGATGGTATCCTTCCCGCCGCACCCCGCCCAGGGGATGCTCGGATTAGGGATTGCTTACTGGCTGTCGGGGTCGATGGTAGCTAACCCACGTCATCAGGATTTTATGTAGAACACTACTAATGTGCTACAGGTGGCTTGCATGATTGCTAGATTGTGCTACAATGTTCTACATGAAGATAACCAGCGATACATTAATAAAAGAACTAGAATATTTAGACAATAATAAATATAAAGATATTTTAATATTTGATAGAGACAATGGGTTAATAAAGAAAATAACAAATATTGAATTAAATAAAGATTGTATCTATATAGAGTGTAGTAGATTTGATTAATAAAATATATTTTTAGAAATTGTGCTACACAGGAGTGTGCTGCAAATGTGGATTTCAGAAAAGTTTACTAATGAAAGAAGAATGTGTAAGATAGATCAACTAATTGGAGGATATTTAAATCCAGAAATAGATGATTGGGATTCTACAATTGTATTTATATTAAATGTCGAAAAATTAAACGATGCATTTGATGACGCTGATGAGAACTACGCAAAAATGGTTGTTCAAATATGGAAGCCTCATTGGCTAAAGGGAATAGATTGGTTTGATTGATTACCTCTCCGGCTGAGCTAGCGCCGGGAGGTCAGATATAGCGAGTGGGAGAGTATTGATAGTTCTCCTCTCGGCCGAATTTTCCCTTGACAACTAATATATTTTGTGCTACGCTATATGTTATGATAAAGACACTTGAGACTATATTTATTGGAGTACCTTGCTTAATAATCTTTATTGCTTGGTGCTGCAGCTGTGAAAGTGGTTTGAAACCTAGAAAGAGAAAATAATGAATTATTACAGAATTTGTTATGAATATAAGATTGAATGCTATAAGTATTATTACTTTAAAGGGAATAAAAAAGAAATAGAAGAGATATATAGCTATTTACAAGATGGAGTTAAAGAAAAATCTTGGATTGAAGAAGAAGGTTGGCACAGATGAATGAACATCAAAGGATATACCTCAAAGCAAATGAAGATAAGATATGGAATATAATTACAATAGTTATTGTATTTCTATGGATAGGATTTGTAATTCATTGTACTGCTTTTATGTTTGAAGGAATTTCGGGCGCAGAAATCGCGGGAATATTTCCTGCTTTTATAATACTTTCCCCGGTACTGTATTTTATAATGGCACTATTGCATAGGTCATTTTACTCAGGAGTAGTTAGCAAGAAAGATAAAGACAATAAACCGAAAAGTCATTGGCTATGAAGAGAATAGAGGGAGCAATTAAACTGGCTTCAGATGTTCATATGAACCAAACTGATTTAGGAGGATATCCATATATATTTCACCCTCTGCGCGTTCTTGGCGCTGTAGAGTATAAGATCAGAAATTTAAATATCAAAGATTCCGAATCTGTTCTTTGTTCTGCAATTCTACATGATTGTATTGAGGATTGTGATAATAAAGATGAGATGCATGTGTATATAGAAAAATTCTTTGGATTAACAGTAATTAAGACTGTTGACTCACTTACAAGGCGTGAACATGAGTCTTGGAAAAGCTATATGAGTCGAGTGAAGGAGCATTGGGCGCCGAGGATTATTAAGATGGCCGATCTAGATGATAATTTAGATGAGTCTAGACTGAAAGAGATCACTGAGAAAGATTTACAAAGAAATAAAATGTATCAGAAGGCATTGAATGAATTGATATTGATTGAGAAAAGTCATGAATAAAAATACTTATGAAGTTCATTCTACTTTAGCTAGTTTTGCATCTGTTGCTTTAGAAGAGTTTCATTCGTCTTATGAAATTCCAAATGATAAACAACAAAAGAATTTAAGATTAAGTTTAATAAAAGAGGAGTACAAAGAGGTAAAGAAGGTTCTAGATACAACTAGATCACAATATGAAGAAATTGATAGAAGTGCTTTGGCTAAGGAGCTTGCTGATTTACTTTATGTAACTTATGGTACTGCTCTAGTCTTCAATATTGATCTTGATACAGCGTTATTAGAAGTTCATAAATCAAACATGAGTAAGCTAGGAGATGACGGCAAGCCAATTCGCCGAGAGGATGGTAAGATTTTGAAGGGGAAAAATTACAAAGAGCCAGATATGTCAAAGGCGTTACTGTAATGGCTAAGGATGATACTATCCATATCAGATTGGAGAAGACTCTAAAGCAAGAACTTGAAGATTATGCAATAAACAATGAGCTTAAACTTTCAAATGTGATTCGTATTGCTTTGGAAGAATTCGCAGAAAAAGATCACACTAGAAGTACTACTATAAATGCAAATATGTTTTAGGAGAAATATATGAGTCAGTTTGAAGATGAGATTGCAGCCGCCAGTCAGGGCCGAGATCGGGCGAGCAGAGGCAGAGCTGGTAACGCTCAGAGATTTATTGGGGCTATTGGATTCTTCAGTTGACTCATCGGCCGTGTCTGCCCCGAAACGGAAATACACGCACTCTAAAAAATCCAAAGTGGGGAAGAAGCGTGGTCGGCCCACGAATGCAGAAATCGCGGCACGGGAAGCCGCGCAGAAGTCAGCAGGAGGAGGACTTTCGCTGGTGGTGTAGTATTCCTTCTCGTGCCACCCGTTGGAGTTGGAGAATGAGGTAAAGGCAGCCTGCAAAGTTTTGGTCTTTGATATTCTGGTTCGAGTCCAGATTCTCCAGTTATGAAAAATATAAAGTATTATATAAATAAAGAGCTTTCTAATCGTGGCATACATTGGAAACTGCAAAATTGGTTTGAAAGAGCTAAAGATGGTTTTGGAGAAGAAGATTGTTTTTCTTTAGATCGTCATATAGCCTTTATTGTTTCAGAGGGGTTAAGAAGAATTCATTTTGACGATGAGTCAAAGGATGATATTGTTAGACTAAGAAAACTAACTTTTAATTACTCATATAACGGTAATAAGACCACTGAGAAAGAATATAATGAAATGTTTAAGCTTCTAAAGAAGTATTTTAGAGGAATGTGGTACTAGAATATCTGCAGGAACTTGCGCGATAATTTCCCCCGGCTAAGGAGAAGACACAGATGCTGCATAAGTTTGCGAAAGTCGTAAACAAAGAATATGTAGAGTATACAGTAGATGAGGGACCAGCAGAACCAATTAGCCAAGATGACAAGAGCAGAGAAGCAAAAAACACCAGATCGCCTTTAAAAACAAATTTATCAAGTCAATTTGTAGATAATAGTAGGGATTTTGATTTGACGGGGATAGCATCGCGGGGAATGAGACTTGCTTAATATAGATCTTTTACCAGATACTAGTATAAGAGTATTACTGAGTAGATCACCTATTACTGTTACTAGAGTAGGGGAGATTATACTATTAGACGAGATTCCTTTTGCGCCGCGTCCGCCGTGGGAAGATTTAATTGTGGCTAATGACTGGCATATTTCTTCTGGTATTTATACTAAGGAACCGATATATGGCGATACAGTTAGACTGTCTACAGCTAAGTGGAATTCAGAACAACTTGCTACTTTAACTGATCAGGTGTTCTTATTAGCATTAATTCAGCAGAACAAAGAGAATGGACTTCAGGCGGCGATTTGCGCCGGATGTAATTTAGCAGGAGTAAGATCAGATAGTAAAGGTATGGACATTGGGTTCAGAATAAATAAATGTGAAATGAATTATAACAGATGACTAAGATACTCATATGTGGAAGTAGATATTGGACGGCAATTCCACCAATTTTCAATATAATAGCTAATTTACCTCCTGAATCAATTGTTATTCAAGGCTGCGCTAGAGGAGCAGATACAATTGCTGGCGAAATAGCAGAAAGCAAGCCAGGAATAATAGTAAAGAAGTTTCCTGCTAAGTGGGATGAGTTAGGAAAACGAGCAGGCTATGTTAGAAATATAGAAATGCTGGATCAAAATCCTGATATTGTATATGCATTTCCTATTGGTGAGTCTAAGGGAACTTGGCATACTATCCGCGAGGCGAGAAAACGCGGAATAGAAACAATAGTTTATGGTGAGAAATGAATGTAGAACAAGTATTAGTTATTGAAGGCGCAAAAGAAGTCGATGATTTAAAATCTTATGGCATAGAGTTAGCAGACAAGTATGCTAAAGCTGATATAGTGATATTTGCTAATAGTAAAAGTAGTGTACGATTTATGAAGTGGAAGAATATAGTCGGAATAGAATTTGTCAATTTAGAAACTTTCGGCACGGATCGCGCGCAAAGTGATATTAATACTTCTTCCCGGTAAATGAAACAGTTAACACAACGTCAGCTAGAGTTCCTAGCAAAAAGCGCTAGAGGTATGACTCAAGAAGAAATAGCAAAGGAGTGCTATGTAGTAAAGAGTACGGTGAAATCGACTATTGGGGAAGCTAGAGAAAGATTGGAAGTAAAAACAACCCTTCAATGCTTATGCGTAGCGATAGCTAGAGAGGAATTAGGTTTAGATCACGACGGAGTTTGTTTTATTCCAAATAAAAGCTTATGATAATTCACATTGCTGTAACTATATGGATTATAATAGTATTTTTTGTATTTGCCCTGTGTAAGATGGCAGATAAACCTTAATAAGATGTAAAACTTTGTGTAGCCTTCCTTGGCTATTCACAAAGTATTTAGATTACTCGCAAGCAGGTAATGTATTCGGCCATGCGCCCGGATCTACTGCTGACCAATGATTGAATACAATACTCTGTTGATTTGGAGTAGCTTCATTGGCATTGAAAGAATATTTTTCGCCGCCTGCTGCTGCCCAAGTTGAATGTAGAAATGAGTATGCTCCATAATATTCATTTACTGCGAACCAGTTTATAGTATCGTAAGAAGTGCTTCCTGGTTCACCATTCTCGCGATTTGCTACACATAAATCTAGTGTAGTTATATTATTTACTTCTTTTGGGCGATGATTTTCTGCCCAGACTTTATTTATACGTGCGTCGCAGGTTGAAGTGCTACAGCCTGGATGATGTTTTACATGATGTTTGTGTTTTACAGTATTGGATATATTAAACGCTGTTAGCGTCAAGCTGACAAGCAGCAGTCCTATACAAGTATCCTCCTATTTAGGTTATACTGTGCGGTTGTCACAGTACTAACAAAAATAGTCCCCTTTTTGAGGAGACTATTTCCCTTAGAGCTGACCCGTCTGCTCTGTATGTACATACATATTAGCAGATATCTCTAGCTTGGTCAATATTTAAGTTTTACTGACTACCTATAGATTATTTTCTTTTTGAAAATTCTGTACTTAGGGACACTGGGGGAAATTGCGCGGGTAAAGGATAATTTATCCCGTAAATGAGCACTAAGCCTGAGAGGAGTGCTAAGCGTCGCCTGTTTGAAGCGGGACAACTGCGCTGTCCGCACGATAAACACTTGCACGATTTGCTGAGCTATAAGCGTTTTGATCTTCCGCGCGAGTTCGAGACTCAGCTAAATCCAGTTCTTAGGTGCGGATACTGTAGCCATATCTTCTCTCCGCATTTAGATGATGCTGAGATGCGGCTAATCGGGGAATCATTTTGATTACAGATATTGCATTAGCTTCTGAGAAGAGAAGTGAAGAACTTCTTATGGAGGAAATTGATAAAAGATTAGATCTTCTTTTAGACAATTATCAAAAAGTGACTGCAAATCCAAGATCAATGGGTTATTTAAGATTCTTACTTAGACATTACGCAAAGTCTCCTACTCCTTGGCGTGATTGCTATAAAGATAATTTAAAGAGATTTGGCCCAGAGAAAACGAAAGGTCTTTGTGGCGTCTTAAAGGACACTTTGCGTCAAACTAGTTATTGGAGAGGAAAGAAAGGTCATTCTAAAGTACCTGATGCTGGAGCACCGGGAGTTGCAATTGCATATGGAGATAAAGGGGCTGCAAATCCGCCTTGGCATGGAAGTAACTTGTCTGAGTTAGATATGGGAATTATGGCAGTTCCAGATGAGGTATGTTTAATCATGGAAGATTTAGGTAAACAATGTGATCCATATCGAGTTTTAATTGGTTTAGATCAACCACCTTTTCCTTCAAGTGAACTTGAAAACTTATTATGAAGAATAAACCTACGAAATCAATGCAGAACTCTGCAAAAGAGGGAGTTAAACTTTTTACTGCTGGGAATTTTCCTGTATCTTCAGTAACGCCGAGGGCTATTGAAGTTGGTAAAAAGATTGCTTCTGGTCAAGAACTTGATGATTCTCATGTGAATGATATGGCTCATTTCCATTCTTCTCATGATCAATGCCCTAAAGATTGTGAGGATCTTCTTTGGGGCGGACCCGCTGGTGAGCATTGGGCAAAGGGAAAGTTGGTTCAACAAATGAGTGTAGGTTTCTCAGAGGAAGATATAGATTTCAATAAACTTCTTTCTGATAAAGATTTACATCTAAGCTTAGAGATTTACTCAGATAAATTAGATGAGCCTGCAGAAGAAACTGACGATGGATTGATTTGGGCGCCAATCGCGCGGAGTGGAATGTTAGCTACTCGTCCTGGCCCTAATGGAGAAAAGCTAGATCAGCCTCTAGTGTTTATCCCCGGTCACTCTGAGAACCAGCGTAAAGAAATTGGTCTTGAAGATATTTATGATGCTTTCAAAGACAATGCAATTGAGTATGTAACTCTGCCTATTGATACAGTAATTAATGGTGAAGAGATTGGGGCTCATAGTAATAAAACTTTTCAGAATACTGGGACTATCAAAGACTTAAAAATTGCAGATTCACAGAAAATGCCTGGTGAGAAAGTTCTTTTAGCTGGTCATGGGTTTACTGAGCCAGATATTAAAGGTAAAGTAGAAAGAGGTACTATCCCTTCAAGATCATGTGGGCTTTTGTATGATTATAAAAATACTACTACTGGAAAAGTTTATCCGATTGCTCTTGATCACGTAGCTCTTACGCATAAACCGTGGATGGGAGGAATGGCATCATATGGAAGCTCTGAGTTTGCAGATACTACTGTGGTTCCAATGATGCTTTCTGAGAAACCTTTTATGGCGGAAATCCAGCCGGAGGAAATAACTAAACCAACAAAACTTGCGCAAGAAACCACCACACTACCTGTTAATCCCAAAAAAAATGAGGTAATAGGTGAGTTTCTTGCAGATGTGCAGTGGGGTAATGAACCGTCATATCATGATGTAGAAAAGCAAATAAATCAGATTCTTAGTAGCTTTGGATCTGAAATGGATTCATATCCTTGCTATTTCTTGATCGATTTGACTAATGATAAAGCATTAATAAAGGTTGATTATGGCATTGGCCCTGATAATGATGCTTGGGTAGCCCCTTATACGGTTCAAGATGAAAAGGTTCAATTGGCTCCTTTTGCTAATTGGATAGATGTAACAAAGAAATGGGTGAGTGACACAATTGATCCTAAACAAGATAAAGAACAATTGGATAAGCTGAAAATGGATGAGACTAATTTGTCTGATACCAATTTAGCTGTACTCACTATTAAAGCCAGGAACAAACTTCCTAGTTCTGCTTTTGTTTACCCTTCTGAAAAAAGATATCCGATTCATGATATTGCTCATGCCAGAAATGCTCTTGCGAGAGTTGCTCAGAATGGTACTACAGAGGAACAGTCAAAAGTGAGAGCTGCTGTATATAGAGAATTTCCAGAGCTTAAAAAGAATTCTTCAACAAATATGGCTGATCCTTTAAAAGAAGCTTCAGCTAGAAGGCTCGGACTATCCGAGACTAATAACCAGCCCATAGGAGGCCAAATGACACTCCTTGCGATGTCTGAGGAAAAAATGGAGCTGCTTGGCCTTTCTGATGAGGCCAAGGAACTTCAGAGACAACAGAATACTGAGATTCAGAAATTAAATATTAAATTAGCTGAGTCCCAGAAAAAAGAGAAGGAAGCAAGAGTTGAAACTAAACTTGCTGAGTATAAGAAAGAAGGATTTGACGCATTCCCTGGTTTACTAAAGGAGTATGAGGCAACTGCTCTTAGCGATGATGGGGATATTGCGGTTAAACTTCAACTTTCTGATCATGGCCATGAAGTTTCAGTTGCTGAGACTGCAACTGAGCTAGCAGAGCGCTTTATGAAAGCTTTGCCGCGTAAAGATGGAAAAGTTGATCTTGGCGAGTTTGCAAATAAACTTGAAACTCCTGAGCTTGATCGTCCCGAGCTTAAACCGAAAGATCCTAACGCTAAAGATAAACCCAAAACCGGCGCAGATTTGGCCGAGGAATGGGCAGCAGCAGATCCTACATTAGCAAAAGATCCTTTAATTCTTTCTCTTAGTGAGAATGGGAAAGGGAAATAAATAATGCCTTTCTATCAGACTCGCAATAGAGAAATCCAGCGTAAAACTTGTTTACGTGGTTTTGGCGGTAGAGATTTTGTTCTCTCAGCGGTATTTGCTGCTGAGACTTTAAAGGAACATGCTACTTCTGGTTATGAAGCAGGCAAGTATTACATTCCGATTGGATCTTTTCTTACTAAATTTGTAAGCAAATATGAATCAATTGAACCTGATCCTACTAAGGTGAAGATTTTTGAAAACCTTGGTACAAACGCAAATGCTGTTCAGACTTTAACTGAGACTGGTTCACCTACTGGTGGAACTTTCACTATTTCTTATGGTGGACAGACTACTGCTGGTATTAGTTGGGAAGCTACTGGTACTAAAATTGTTGAAGAATTAGTCAAACTTAGCACTATTGCTACTTCGGAAAACATTGAATCTACCAATGCTGCTAAAAAATTAACTGAAGAAGCTATTAAAATTAAATTCATTGGGGAGCTTGGAAATCAGGCGCAGCCATTGTTTGTTGTTAATAGCACTGGTCTTACGGGCGGAACTACGCCGAAAGTTACTCCTACTACAACTACTCCTGGTACTGCTAAAGAGAAGATCATTGGAGTATATGATGGTCCTGAATGGGACTTCTGGGGTAATGAAGCAGAAAATCAGAACCTTGATCAGCCTATTCCTATTTATTTCCAGAATTGTACTTTCAATAAACTCTTAATCCCTGAATACAATAAGTATGGTTTGATAGCGGAAGAAGCCCTCAAGACCTGTGTATTCATTTAATAGGCCATAGTCAGAGAAGAAAGGATCAAAATCATGGCTAAGGCCAAAATGAGTCAAAGAAAGTTTCTGGAAGAGTTCTGGAAAGCAAATAATACTCCATTAAGCGGTTTATCTGGTTTGCCTCAGATGGCAGGTGCGGCAGGAGTTGGCGCGGAAGTATCTTCTCCCGGTGCAGGAGCATTAGGTAATGATGTATTTGATCTTTACCCACAGTCAGCACTCACAGATGTTGTTCTCCGCGCGCTAGAGACTGCCTGGGAGACAATCCCTCACATCGGGGCGGAAATCGCGCCGTTGAAGCCTGTATATGATCGTAAAATTAAAAGAGATATTGCAGAAGTAGCACCGTTTGGAATTGGGCAGTTCCGTTCCCCTGATGCTACTCCTTCAATTTATAATCCTACGATTAATTATGTCGAAGAAGTTAATGATCTACTTCTGCTAGATGAGATGACAGAGATTAAGGAAGATCTTTGGATTCGTATGACTTCTGATGTTCCTTCTATTCGTGCCCGTGCTGGTGTTGATCTTGCGACGATGGGTAAGATTCTCCAGATGCGTCATGAGCGGCTTACTGAAGTTATGCGTTGGCAGGTATTTAAAGGTCTTCCGCTGACGGTGAATTTCTCTGGTGGGCAGAAAATTGAAATTACGCCTTCGTATCTTTCTACTCACAAGCCTTCTGCTGCGGTGCCGTGGACTGATCGTCTTAACTCTACGCCGATTGACGATATGCGTGGTTGGCAGAAAATTATTGGTAATGATGCTGGTGTTTATGGTTCTAGATTCCACATGAATTCACAAACCTATGAAAAACTTCAGCGTTCAAACCAGGCTAGAGGTTATTTGACTCAAACCGATAGAAATACTTTCTTGCCTACTCCAGAGGATATTTGTAGTCTTCTTTGGGGATCAACTCCTTCTGACGCGCAGGGTGGAGTTGCGGCAGAGGCACCGATGATTGTTGTTTCTGATGCTGGCTATCGTGCAGAAACTGGTGAAGCTGCTGGATCTGGTCTTACTGGTTATAACCGTGGTCAGACTGCGATTACTAACTATCTTGGTAATGGAGAAATTCTTCTTACTACTAGCTATGTGTTTGAGGGTGAGAATATTGCTGATGTTGCAGATGGTCCGGTTGTAATATCCGATACTTGGAATTCACTTCGTAAGGATATTGGTGCTCAGTCTGAGTTAATTATAAATCACAACAGCAAGACTACTTTTATGCGCCAGGGATGCTCAAGATTTGTTCGTATGCGTAGACCGCAAGCATTTCTATTAGCAAAGGCGTTCTAGTAAAATAAATTAGACAACAGAAAGAGATTAGAGTACTCAAATGTCGGATACAAAATCGTATCTATGTAAAAAACAAGTTACATTAACAAACGCAGATAATGATAGTTTTACTCATTATGCTGGTGATGTTTTGTCTGATTGGGAGTTAACTGATCATATTAAACAGAAAATTAAAGAAGGTGTAACTTGGTACATTGATAAGTTTGAAGTTTTGACTGATAAGGAGGCAGAGCTATATAGAAAAAAGGCTACTGCTGCCGAAGGTAAACGTCAGGCCCCAGGCGGTCAAATTGTTGATCCTCCGTGGGATGATTATATTGGTCTTCATCCTAATGAGATCATAAAAAGAATGAAGGATCTTTCGTTTGATGATGTTGAGAAAGTTCGTCAGTATGAGAGAGCTGGAATGAATAGGCCGTCAATTATTGAGTATGTAGCTCCTTCTGAGAGAGAACCGTGGCATGAATACGATAGCTGGAGTGTAAGAGATATTCTAGATAAGTTAGATATCTTAGATCCACAAACAGTTCAGGATGTAATTGTTTACGAGATGAATCACAAAAAACGGCCCGCTGTGATTGAATATATTCCCGAGCCGGAAGGTGATGAATTGGACTCAACTTCTCCTCAAACTAGTAGCTCACCTAGCGATGAGGAGGATGGCGACGGCGCACTAATCGGTGTCGGCGCTTCGTCTGCGGACGCCGGAGGGCAACCGTAGAGCGCGAGAGGGAAGAATGCGGCGCAGTTATCCCCGCTGGTCGTTTTCTTCCCTCTCCTAAATTCAAGGGATAGCAATGCCTACCACTGTTGAATCATCAGTAAAAAATCCAATTATCCTGCCGCTCGGCGTCCCTGGGCCGTTTACTGATGTGATCACTAAGAACAACGGTGAAAAGGTAGAGAATATAGAAGAAGTCAAGTTCTATATGCGTTCATTCTTTTCTCGTGAGCCTTTCATAGAAGGTGAATCTGGTGAAGTAATTGATGGTGAAGAAGAAAATGTAAAATACGAATTAACTGAAGAAAATGTTGCTACTGAGGGAGAATATTTCGCGTGGTGGGGATTTAAGGTAGACGGAGTTGAATATCAGACTCCTGAGTTTCCTATTATTATTTCTGATCATGGTCCTGGTATAGGTGTAGAAACTGGGGCTATTGTTGACGGTGTATCAGATCATATGCCTGTTACCGCAGAAGCATTGAAAAGATCACCTACATTCGGTGAAAGACGTATGCAGAAAATAGCTACTCTTATACAATTAAGAGTATTAAAAGAAGCTGTTTCACCTGATCAAGAGATAGTTGCTTATGAATTGCCTTTATTAGACTATTTCTCAAAGAGAGTGGCTTTAGAACTTTGTACTCCTGGTATTGACTATTGGGCTAGGCAACATAGAACTTCTACTACTCAAGGTCCTGTAGAAATCACGTCTTTCCCTGATATGATTCAGGCTTTAGAAAAGCTTAGAGATAGACTAGTAATTGAATTAGAAGAAAACTGGAGAGAACTTTCATTCTTTGTTCCTGAATTAAAACAGAGAAAGGCAGTTCCAATGCCTGCTTCTTCTCTTGAGTTTTATGAGCAACCAGAATCAAACGGCACTCTTGCTAGAAGAGAATACCCTCTTGGTTTTGTGACTAAAGATCCAAATAGGACTCAAAGACTTGAGACTGGATGGCGTGGAAACTATGATTTATTTGATCTAGGATTCTGGCCATTTCCGTGAACATGCTATTTGCAGAAACAGATGAGTCGGTATTTACTGGAAATTACAGTCAACCTTTTGGGTTGGGTTTTGAGTGTGAGCTTGCTCAAAGAGCTGCTAAAGGTCAGATAGCTAAATTTCTTCCAGATTTGACTGAACAACTTCAAGGAATATGGGATAGAAGAGATAAAGAATTTTCAGAAGTTTTAGGATACCAATATATTAAATTAGTAATTCCTACTGTTAAGGAAGAAAATATCAGAGCCGGTATAGAGGTAATGTCTTTAATTGATGCTCCTATAGAAGTCCTTCCAACTGTTCTTATTTATGCAAGAAATGGAAATTCTTATCAAATTCAAGAGGATCAATTTGATACTTCATCTATTAATCTAACTATTGAGATTTTATGTAATGAAGGACCAGTAAAAGAAGAAAAAACTCATAGTAAAGAAGGATTGGCGCTTATGTCAATTCTGGATAGTAAAATTCAAAGACTTACTGATGCAGTTCATTTATGTATTAAAAAAGATTCAACTCTTAGTGGATCAGTAGGGCAAATAGAAAAACCTCCGAAAATAACAACTTCACTCCCTTGGGCGCGTAAGGAAAATATTAATGCGACGGGAGAAAATTACATTTATCAAGGTAAACAACTTGATTATGTATTCCAAAAGTTATCACTATGATATTTAGAAAGGACCATCATGGCCGACGTTAATAGCCCTGTATCAGACGATGGCGTCGAGCCTTCGATTCTGGTCGAATTACTAGATGTGCCGCATAATGCAGGAGGGGCAAAGCCGCGCAGTGGGAATGTTATTCCTATTGGTGTCCCTACTTTAGTTACAGATGAGGAGCTTTCAGATTTAGGAGCTTTTGCATATGTAATTGTTGAGAAAGATGCTGATGAGGCTGATGTTGAGACTACTAATACTCCTGAGAATAAAGAAACTTCTGTATTAAACCTCAACCCGATTTCAGCGCCAAAACCGGCCGGAGAATCTACTCAAATACTTCCCCCGGTAAATCCGCCCGGACAGTCGGGCCAGTAACAATAGACCTGACAAGAAAGGATCACAATGTCCGAACCATATTCAGCATCAAGAGGCGGATTTGAGCGCGTAGAACCGCTGGGGGAAGGTTTCATCCGTGGACCGGCTCGTTTACTTATTGCTCCGTTCTCATACAAATTTCCTACGGAAATTAACAGTATCATTAACTTAGAAAAAGAAGCAAACTATAAAACCGAGAAACAAAAAATCTCTAAACTTATAGAACCTTCTGTCGGTTCGTTTTATCTAGGATTTGGTGGATATGCTACTCCTAAATTAGAATGGACTGTTAAAATCTCAGAAATTGTAGAAGCGCTAGAAGGTCTTCCTTCTATCGGTACGGGGAATATTAAAACTAACTCAACTGCAACTAAAAAACTTTCTGAAGAAGAAGCTAAACTTGAATTTATTGGAGAACTTAAAAATCACGGTCAGCCGTTGATTGAAGTTCTTCACAATTCTGTTAAAAAATCTGCCGAAGAAGTTGCAATCTCTGTTACTAGGGAACAGTCTGGTGCTGGTGAATACGATCCTCAAGGTGAATGGTCTGATCTTGGTGCTACTAAAGGTGGTATCAAAATCATGCGAAATAATACAGAGTCTTTGCAGGATATTGATCAGGTTCAGGCGGCAGTTGCAGCTTTGCCTGATGAGTGGGAGATGTCTGTTGAGACTGCTCTTGCGGAAACTTCTGAGGAACGACTTGAAGTTGCTTGGGAAGGTTTAAAGCAAGCGACGCAGAAGCCGGGAGCGGAAACTGCAGAACTTACTCCTGAAGAAAAGGTTCTCGGTATGGGAAACCCGCTTGAATATACAGAACGTCGTCTTGCTGTTATTTATAAAGGCACGATGGGTTCTAATAAGGGTAAGCTTAAGGCGTTTTGTTTCCGTAAAACGACTCGTTCTGCTACTTCAAGTACTCTTGACTTCAACAAGACTGGTAATATGTCTACAGTGAATACGACTTTCCGTTGTTTTGCTGAACCGGCTATTGCTAATCCGAAACTGTCAATGGGTCTTATTTTCTCACAGAAGTACGCCTAGTAACAATAGAATAGTGCAGTATAGGCGCGTTCTTATCATGTGTAGGGACGCGCTTTACTGCTATTTAGGATAAAATATGATTCTTCCTGGCAAAGAGAAGTTAGAAGGTATAATTGGGACAACATTTGATTTTGTTGTTACGCTATATCCTTCTGAATATTCTTCTTTAAAATGGTCAGCCAAAAATTCTGAGTGGGGCTCTGAAAAGAATTATGTAATAAATGATGTATCTGTTGCTAGTAATGGAAGTGCTTATAAATCTTTGAAAGATAGTTTGAATGAGAATCCAATCAGCGCAACAGAATATTGGGAAAAATTAACTCCATTAAATATAACAGGTTATAAAGCTTGGGTTAATATGGGGGAAATTTTAGAATTGAAAACAGGTGAAGGAATCGTGCTAGGGGGAACTAACGGAACAGTCGCAGTTAAAGCTATTAAATCGCAAACTGAAAAATTTCCTGTTGGAGAAACCCAAACTTCTTTATTTTTAGAAGATTCCTCTTCCAATTATTATGAGTATCTTATTGGGCCTATAAAGTGGAAACAACAAAACTATAAAACTTAAATTATGGGTGAACCAATTGTAGTAGTTAATGGACCGAATGATACTATTGTTATAGAGAATGATGAACCAATTGTATCTGTAATTGAGAAAGCAAATCAGAATGTAGTTGTTGTTGAAGAGAACAATCCTTTTGTAGCTATAGTAAATATAGGCACTCCTGGTCCTGAAGGAAAATCCGGATCGGGAGATTTACATTTTGTTTATACGCAGGGATCAGCAGAATCAATTTGGGAAATTACTCATAATTTGGGAAAGTTTCCTTCAGTATCTGCTGAAGATACGGCTGGTGAAAATTTAGAGGGTACAGTAGAATATATAAGTGAAAATAAGTTAAAAGTAATCTATTCAGCCGCAACAGGTGGAAAAGCGTACTTAAATTAAAGGAGTGAATAGTGGCTAATAGAAGATTTCTTCAAAATATAGATTTAGCACATAATGAATTATTGAATACTCGTATTCAGGTTCTTTCTTCGGCACCATCTACACCTTCTGAAGGTTGGGTCTACTATGATTCAACTAAACATCAATTTGGATATTATAATGGTACTGAATGGATTTATGGATCTACATATACGCTCCCTGAAGCGTCATCAACAGTTCTCGGTGGGGTTAAATTAAAAGGTGATCTTGAAGGTGGCACTGGAGCATCCCCTCATGTAACTAATTTACATCTTGCTGCGAATACAGAAGTAGGGCATAAACTTACAAAATTATCAGCTCCTACTGAAGCTGAAGATGCTGCTAATAAGGCTTATGTAGATAGCAAAATTAATGGTTTATCTTGGAAGAATCCAGTTTATGTAGGCACTTTTGTTGCATTACCCGCCTGTACTGCAACAGGTGAATTTCTTGAAGCTAACGCTACGGGAACGCTAACAATTGATGGAAAAGAACCGCCATTAAATTCAAGAGTTCTTGTAAAGAATCAAGTTGAAGCCAAGAATAATGGTATATTTGAAATTGTAATAAAAGGTGAAGCTGGTGTTAAATGGAAAATGGCTCGCACTACGGACGCGAACACTACTGTAGAGCTTTCAGACGCAGCAGTATTCGCCGAAGAAGGAACAGAAAATGCAGATCATGAGTTTGTTCAAACTGCCACTGTAACTACAATAGGAACTACTGCACAAACTTGGGTTGAATTTCAAAGCGGAATATCTGTAGTTGGAGATGGAACTTATACGGAACGATCTGGTAATAAAATTGAATTAAAGCCTTTTACTACTTCTCCATCCCTGCCTGCTGAAGGTGCTGTAAGTGCAGCCAGCAAGGGAGGTTCGCGGAAAGTGTCATTTGCGATTACTGGTAATAACTCCCTCACAGAATTCTCTTTGGCCCACAATTTGAACACACGGTTACTGCAGGTCCAGGCGCAGGAAAATTCGGCGGGGAATCCATCTGCTCCGGTAGAAATAGGATGGGAACCATCAGGAGCTAATGAAGTTAAAGTCTCGTTTGCGGTCAAACCTGCTGCAGCTGAATCATTTTTTGTATCAATATTCGGATAAATAATAGTGGCTCAAAAACGCAAAATAGAGCATCAACCAGAATTTCTTTCTTCTTTTGTTATTCCTACTGGAGCAGAAACTGGTAAAACTCTTACTTCTAATTCTGAAGGTAAAGCTGAATGGATTGCCGATGCAGATGTGGTGGAGAAGTCATGGGGAGTAAATGGTGAAGTTAAAGCAGAAACTTTTGCTGGAACATTTATTAAAATAGCAAGTGGAGAAAAAAAGAAGTTAATTGAAGCTAGATATAAGATTGAAGAAGGTACTGAAGTTACTGTTGAAGTGAAACGCAATGGTTCGGCTATAACTGCATATAAAGAATTAAAAGTAAAAACTACGGCTGCCTCTACTGCCTCTACTACTGAATTGTCTAATGAAGATTTTATTAATATAGTAACGAAATCTCCTGTAGGAACGCCTAAAATTATGAGTTTCACATTGTATTTTGAAATTATTGGATAATGGCTAGAACTACTATAGAAAAAGTTCTTCCTGCAGAATCAGAAGAAACTAATTTTACTGGAGAAGCAATAACAGGAAAGGAAACCAAGCCTGAAGCTACTCCTGAAACTACCAAATTTAGAAAAGCTTCTATTGCTGGTAGAACATTAAAAGTAAAATTAAAAAAAGCTACTTTTGCAGCATATGAATTTCCTTCTGTACTATATGTATGGGTATATTTTTCTGCTGGGACATCAGAAATAAAGGTTAAGTCTACTATTGGAGCAGCAACATTTGAACATACTTATTCAGGTACTGCAACATCGTGGCAGAAAATTGCTATATATACTGCGAGGGAATTGGAAACTAATTATAAGAAGTTAGAAGAAGAAAATATTGAAGTTGTAGTTGAACAATTAAATACTAAAGAATCTAAGATATATGAGATATGTGCTGTTGTAACAACAGAAACCGAAAAAGTAGTTTGGAATAATCTATTAAATAGATATGAAAGTGCTACTGCTTCATTAGAAGGAAAAGCTAGTTTTACAGGAATTGCAACTGGATATTATATTCTCTCAATATCCTATATAGGGTCTTCTGGAGCATTATTATCTTTTGAAGAAGAATCAAAAGTTACTTTTGTAAAGCTCGGAGAAAAAACAGTAGAAACTCATACTGTGCAACAATATGCTGTTAAATCATTAGGCAGCACAGGAACATTCATAATTAATGGTGTTACCCTTTCAACTACTGTTTATATCTCTCTTCAATCAATAACTGAATATGTATTATCGTCTCCTTTAGATGTAGGCAATACAGGCAATGGAACTCTTACAACTGCAGAAATAACAACTTCAAAAACAAGAAGTACAAACGGAGATTTTGTTGTAGCTTCATTATTATTTATAGGAACGGGAACAATTACTTTTGGTAGCGGATATATAGGTCACGAACAAGTTACTTCTACTGGGGCTTTTGGAGTGTTATTCAATGGTTCTCCTGCAGAAAACACAGAAGTTGTAGCTAAAGCTACATATGGAACTGTTACTTTATGGTTGGGTGTAGCGTCAGCAGTTAAGGTATCGGCCACCACTGGTGGCACTGTTATTAGTTTTTTGCCTATGCTGATCTGATTTCTGCTAGAATTAACGTCTTGAGCGTAGGGCGAGGCCGCGCTTGTGATTTCGAGCCCATTCCGGCGCGATCAGCGCTGAGAGAATCGAGATACAAGTTGCCGATAACAATCGCCCTGAAAGTAGCTTAAATGGCTGAGCCAGAAATTGAGATTGTCAGTATTAAAAGTAATACTGACGCGCTGAGCGAGCGAGCTATACATGATACTCTAGTTTCATTTGTTAGGAATGAGGCTTTAATGGGTGAGGTTGCTCTAAAGGCTTTGGTTCCTAAGAGAAGTATGGCAATGGCGGCAGCGGCCGGGCACAAAGGTCCATATGATGAGGGTTTAGAGATAACAGCATATGTAGGTATACCTGAGATTCATACCCCGGATGAGTCAGATCCTTCTTCAGGTAAATACCCTATATTTGTAGATAGTGGTACTGGTATATTTGCTGATCATGGAACTATTTTTGCGAAAGAGCATGACTTTATGCATATTCCTGCATCGCGCGGTGGTGGAACTGAGTATCCGATGTTCTTGAAACAGTCTAAAGGTCAAGAGGGCAAGCACTTTATGGCTGCAACTTTTGCCGTGATGATAAATATGCTTCAAATTAATGGTGAGGCATGGAAGACTGAGTTAACAGCTAAATTAGATGTAGATAAGACGTTGACCTAATCGATTAGATATCGATACAAGAAAGGTATAGTAATGGCAGACAGTCCTACAATGAAGTTAATGGATGATATACAGAATGATGAGAAAAAAGCTCAGGAGATTCTTGCTGAGAAATTAGGTGCTCCCGTTGTGCCAGAGAATACCGTTGCAACTGATGAGGATGATATTGAAAAGGTAGTTGGTCATAAAGACTGGACTTTTGAGGCTGAGTATGACATTAACTTTCGCGGAGAGATGAAAACTGAGATTTTCAAAAGAACTTATATTCAGAAACCTCTTTCTTATCATGCCTTTGGAGAATTTACAGGGCTAATCGGGCGCAAGTTAGCAGAGGCAATGAGAGGTCCAGATGGGTTATCTCTAGATAAGCTTACCCCCGGCGGCGCTAGCCTCCCACTTGAATATAGTGAGGGCAAAATATCATTAGCTGATACTGGTAGTGATTTAATTGATCCTATTATTCAAGGAATTGCAAAATTAGCTGAGTATGTTCCTGATCTTATGGGGGAAGCTCAGTGTATTTGGCTGAGAGTTCCGCGCAGTGAGAGGGGATTGTTAATTGATATTTGGTCTCGACCAGTAGATGAGGGAGGAATGTCAATGGATGCTGGTGAGGAAATGCTTGAGATATTCATTGAACAAAACTATGATGAGCTTAATGGTTTTTTAAAGCGGTACGCGAGGGTCAAAAACGTCGTGCAGAAGATGCGCAAGAGAGTAAATCTCAGCGAAGACTAACATCACTAGAGGCACTAGAGGCTTATTCAAGCTTTCATTCGGAGACTTTCGAGGAGTTATTAGAGTGGCCATACAGAAGATTCATGAAGGCTTTTGGAGCTTGGCAGAAGAGAAATGCAGTAGATGAAATTGAGAAGCGAAAGAATTTGCATGTTTCTGCTTTACAGGGAGTTACTGAATGGAAGGAAGCTGGAGATCAAGAAGAAGCAATAGAAAGTGTAGAAAATTATTACGAGTTATTGAAGGATATAGTTTGGGACCCGAAAAAAGCTGATCGTGAGAATAAAGAAATGAAAGCCCTTGAGGATGCTGATCCATTCTTAAGAGCTGGCAAACGTAACTTAGAAAGAATTACTCCAGCGAAAATGCCAAACGAGGATAATATTCTAGATTCACTAGAATAGACTAAAAAAGTATATGGCCGATATTGACTACATTTTGGAGATTGTCGCGAAATTACGCGATGATGCTTCTCCAGGCATTGCTAAACTGAAGGCTGAGATAAATTCTTTAAAGGCATCTCAGGATGCTCAGAGCGCAGAGAAGGATTTAGGTAATGCGATTAAAGATACTGGAGACGAGTCAGAGAAGGCTAGACAGAAGCATGCTGCTAGACGTACTGAGGAGGAACGTGGCGCGAGAGTAACTAAAGATTCTGGTAGAGCAGCAGAGAATGCAGCAGAAAAAATAGATAGAGTTGGCAAATCTCATGCAAAAGCTGGAGAAAGTGCAAGTAGTAGCGCAAGGGGCCATCAAGAGGTAGTAGAGGCTTTAGCAAAAGTTAGAAAAGAATCTGATAAAACAGGAGAATCGCTTAAAGATTTAGATACAAGAATGAAGTCTCTGGCAGAGCGCAGAGATGAATTAGGAGAAAAATCATTTCTCCCAGATGATGTTAATGGATTAAATAAGCAGCGTGAAGCATATGCAGATTTAGATAGACAAATAAAATCTATATCTAATTCTTATTCTAGGTTTGCAACTGCTAGAAAAGAGGGCGAAGAGTCTCTTAAAACTGACGCAATTAAGAAGGCTGAAGAGGGATTTGTTGAAGCAGCGCGAATGCACGCTGAGGTTGACAGGTTACAGAAATTAGTACCTGCTTCTAGACAACCGACTATAGTAGATACTGCTGCAATAGTTGCTCAAAAGAAAGCAGACGAAGCAGCAGCAAATGCTAAACGCGAGCTTGAGACAAGAATATCTACAGCTACTGTTGCTTATGATGACTGGAATAAAACTGTAAGATCTGGTGCGGCTAGTGAGGATGAGGTAAAAAGAGGATATAGAGATTTTGCTAGTGAGTTTTCATCGCTTAGCAAACAGTTTGAGCTTGGCGGACAAGATGCTCTTGAATGGGGAACAAAAGCAGAGGAGGCTTCTAAAAAAGCAAAAAATGCTTTTGTTGAGTCAACTGGGGGGTTAAGCGGTTTAAGAGCTATCAGTCGGGGAGATATTGGAGAAGGACTAGAAGCGCTTAGTACTAAATTTGATGATCTTGGAGTTCGTATAACTGGAGTATCTTCTTTCCTTAGAGGGTTCTTTGATCTTGCAAAAATTGGTCTTTCTCAGCAGTTAATTACTGGTATTGCTTCTTTAGCTGGGGGACTTATTTCGGTCGCATCTGCTGCTGTGCAAGCAGGAGTAGCTTTAGGTGGAGTGTTTATATCTGGCTTGGGTCAAGCAATCCCAATGATTTCAATTGTAATTGCTTCACTTGAGAGATTTAAAAATATACTTCAAGCTGTTTCTGTTGCCGGGCAAGCAGAACAGCAGCACTTCTATGATCCGACTGAAAAGCAAGTAACCCAGTTACAAAATATAAGTCAGTTAATTAGTGCTCAGCAGCAGCTTTCTAATTCATCTATTCAACTTTATGAGGCACAGCAGAGAGTAAGAGATTCACAAATTCAGTTAACTGAAGCTCGCTATACAGCGCAACGTCAAATAACTGAACTGTCTCTTGCTGAAAAAAATGCTCGACTTGAGGCTGAAGGCGCGAATCTTTCTCTTGCTGAATCTAGACGTGCTCTTACTATTGCGATTCAGAAAGGTGATTCTGCTGGAATTCAGCAGGCGGAATTGGCGGTAAAGGAGGCAGAACTAAGTAAAAGAAAAGCAGAGTATGAAATACCTAAAGCGTCTAGAGAAGCACGTCTTGCCCGGCAACGTGGAGTAAGTGGAGCACCTTCAGTAATAAGTGCAGTAGAGGGGTTAGAAGGCGCGAAAGTAGCAGTACTTCAAGCAAAACAGGCAGGAGAAGCGGCCGAAAGACAAGAGCAGATAACAAAACTTCAAGAGGCTGCTAGATCATCTAAAGAAACAACTTATGAATCTCAGTTGAAATTCCTGAAAAAAGGAATGTCTCCTACTGAGCTTGGTTTAACTGAATCCCTGATTGGTATAGAGAAAGAACTCAAATCTCCTGATTCACCGTTGAAGAAAATAACTGATTATTTTGTAGAACCATTTACAGATGCAGTTGAGCATATTAGAGGACTTCTTAAAAATACTTCATTTCTTGAACCGATTGATGAATTAGCAAAGTCGATGGGTGCTGGACTTGGGAAGCTTGAGAAAGCTACTTATGGTCCTAAAGGTACAAGCTTCTTTGAGCAGATGGCTAAAGATGCTAGCCAGAATATTCCGATTGTTGTTGAAGCTATTGAACACCTTATGCACTTGTTTGAGGATATTGCTAAAGCTGCAGATCCAGCATTCCACAAACTTAGTGAATCATGGGATAATTTCTGGGCATCTCTTGATAAAAAAGATTCTTCTGCTCAGGGGCTTACTCGACTAGAAGAATTCTTTAACAAAGGTGCTGAATATGCAGAAAAATTTGGCAAACTTGGCGTAGCGATATATGACTTATTTAGAGAAATAGGTCATGATGCTGCGCCTCAAGGTATATCAACTGTAAGTAGTTTTACTGAAGCTGTTAAAAGTGCTACTGAATGGGTTAAATCTCATGGTCCAGAGGTAACTAAGTTCTTCAAGGAAGCTAGAGAAGGTCTTGAGGTAATTGGACAGCTTCTATTTGGTGTTGGAAAATCACTTCTACAAGTATTTAGTTTAGAGTCTTTGAAAGTATTTAGCTCGTTTATTCAGCAGATTCTTCTTCCTGCTGTGCGTTTAGCTGTAGAAGTTCTTGGATTGTTCACTAGAACTGTAATGAAATTGATTGATGATATACCAGGAGCTAAAGATATTCTTATTGGTTTAGTAGCAGCTTTTGCTGGGCTTGAGATCTTAACTAGGATAGTTGGTCCTGTTAAAACACTTTATACAAGTCTTAAAGCTTTGTGGACATTTATGACAGTTATGAAAAGCACTGGGAGTTTCAGACAAGCTTGGTCTGCAATGGCTGATGTGTTTGAGAATGTGAGATTGAAAGCTGCTGGTGCAAAAGTTGCTGTAGAGGATTTGGGTACTGCTGAGACTATCGGCGCTGGTGCTGCTGAGGCTGACACTGCTGCACAGGCTGAGTTAGGAACCGCTGAGGCCGGAGCTGGAGCTGCAGGAGTGGCAGGTGGTGTGGCCGAGGGAGCAGGCGGCTCAGGAATTATTGGGGGGCTTCTCGCGCGGCTTGGGCTCGGCGGAATAGGTGGAGCAGGGTTAGGTACTTTGGGAATTGCAGGGGCCGGAGTCGCGGGGATAGCAGGACTAGGAGAGTTAATAAATGCAACTACTCCCGGAGAAAATAAGTATAAGGGTCTTCCGACAGAACGTGAGGACTATAAAAGTAGGGCTAATGCAGAAATTACTAAATTTGGTATTGAGGTAAAAGAAGTTAGCTCCGATAAATTTGCTGGTGGAGATGTATTTGAAAAAATCTCTAAAGAAGCTACTGAGCTTGCACGAAACCCTGCGCTTGGAGAATATAAAAATCAGCTTGCAAAAATAGCTGAAGAATTCAATCCGATGAAGAGGTCGTTCAAAGAACTGACCGAATCAATGGTTGAAAATCTAAAGAAGGTAAGTCCTGTTGTTTCTGAAGTTGCTAAAAGCTTTGAATCAGTTAGTGTTTCAACTGGTCGTATCTGGATGAATATTAAAAATGTAATGAAAGAAAATCTTGAAGCTATTAGAGAAAATCTCGGAGATAGCTCTAAAAAAGGTAAGGAAGCAATAACTGCGAACTTCGCCGAGGCTCAGAAAAAAATTGAAGAATCGATTGAAAAAGGCGCTATGTCTACCTCGATAGGTATGGACAGAATTAAGAAACTTGTATCACAAGCTCTTGATAAATATGGTGTAAAGCCTTCTGAAATTGAAGGCGATCTTGGTAATCATCTAAATAAGCATAGTGTTGGGAGTAAGGAAAATCTATCTGGTCAACAGCATGCTGCTGGTGCATATATACCTCCTACTGCTGGTGGCCATCATGCAATAGTTGCTGAGGCTGGTCATGGTGAGGCGATTCTTTCAACTGATCCTGCTCATGCAACTAGATCTAGACAAATTCTTGGTCAATATTTTCGCGCTGCGCCGCACATGGCTGAAGGTGGAGAAATCAAAGCTCCTAGATTGGTTGGCGGAAGCTCTGTTGGTAGAGTTGGACAAGCCTCTCTAGATATTGATGCAATCGGTGCTAATACATATCTGAGTAAATTACAAGGTTTGCATGCGCAAATAAGTAGTGCTGCAGGAAAGCTTACTAGCTCTATTTCTGGTCCTGCTGGAACAATCGGCACTGCTTGGACTGGTTCATGGGTTCAGATTATGGAACAGATTGCTAGAGCAAAACATTGGAGTATTGCTGCTTGGCGTAATGTAATTAATAGAGAGAGTGGTGGAAACCCTAAAGCTCTTGGCTCTCCTACTATTCCTGGCAGTGATGCTAAAGGTCTGTCTAGAGCATACGGACTTGGTCAATTCTTGGGAGGAACTTATACTGAGTATTCTAAGTACGGTGCTGATTCTTCTAATCCTGATAAGCAAATTGAGGCAATGGCTCAGTATATAGCTAATGATTATGGTACCCCTAGTGGAGCTTTAGCACATGAGGAAAGTTTTGGATGGTATGATATTGGTGGATTAATTGGAAAAGCTTTTGCAACTGGTGGAGTAATTGGTGATCAAGTAAGAAGATTAGCTGTTAGACATCTTCGTAAGAAAATACTTAAATTTGCTACGGGCGGGCGCGCGCCGTGGGGAGGTTCACCAGTACCGATTATTGCTCATGAGGGAGAGAGAATTATGAATCCCTCTCAGTATCGTGAGACTGCTCGACTGGCAGGAACTTCGCCGGGAGGGTTAGATCATCATCTTGGTTATGACTCTTCTCCCCGGCAATCTTTCGCCGATGGTGGCCCTGTAGTAGTAGGACATAAGGCTCAACCTATTTCTGGTAGCGCTTCTTCTACCCTATCTCTTCCCGGCATTTCTGCCTTGGGAATTAATGCTGGTGAAATTGGTAGTATCAATTCTTTGATTAAAGTTATTAAAGCTATTGCTGAAGGATTCTCAAAGATCGGAAAAGAGAAAACTCCTGAGAAGTATAAATCAGAGATTTTATCTTTCTTTGAAAATATAGAAAAAGCTTTTGAAGCAATGAATGAAGGTAGAGAATATCTCAAATCTAAACTTTCTAAAAGTGCAGTTAGTAGAGAGTATGTAGAAACTGGTAAATTTATTAGTTCTGGAAAAGGATTTAAATCTAGTGGCAATCAGGGAACTGTTGCGCTTGGAGCTGGTGGAGAAACTAAAATATCTGAGGAAAGATTTAAAGCTCTTAGAGAAGAAAATATTTATCTAGAAAAAGAACAGCAATCTTTGAATAATGATAAAGCTAAAATAAAAGAAGATATAAAACATAGTAAAAGTAAGACTGCTACTGCTATGTTTAAAGCTGAGTATAACTCTCTTGTAAAGAAACAGAAAGAATTAGCTGAATTAGCTGTAACAAATATTGAAGAAAGATATCAAGTAGAGGTACAAACTTTACAAGATAAAATTACTGAAGCTAATAATGCTTATCAGACTATTTCTCAAGAACAGCAGACTTCAATTAGTAGTGCTCAGCAACTAGGTAATCTTGGTGCAGTCGGTGGACTTGAGCAGCAAATAAAACAGTCTGCTGAATCTCAATTGAATAGTCTTGCACCGTTATTAAAGGAAGCTGAAAGACTTGGTAATACAGAACTTCAGGCTACTTTGAAACAAGAAATGACAAATCTGCGGCAGGCTATTACTAATGCTATTGTAGAAAATATTACAAATGCTCAAACTCTTATTCAACGCGAATCTGGCTTAGCAGAATCAAAAACTTCTCTTTTGCAATCGTTGTCGAAAGTTGCTGCTCAGGAAGGTAAATATTCTGAATCTGGCTATCTTGAAAAACAAGCTTTAGAAAGCAAAAATATTAGTTTGCTTTCTACAAAATCAGCTGAGGAGGCTCTTAAGAGACAGGCTGAAGAGAAAGGTGATACTTCTGCTGTAATTTCTTTGACTGAGGAATTGAATAAGAACACTGCAGAAATAAAAGAAAATAATCTTGCTTTGATAGAAAATAAAAATGTTATTAGAGAATTAGTACTGAATCAGATTGCTAATAATGAGGGAGTAAAGACAGGAATCGCTGGAAGTCTAAAACAAGCTTATGAAATATTAGGATCAACTACTGGATATGTCAATGTTAGCGGCGAGCTTGGCGCGGTGAAGTCAGAAAGATCTACTAGAGAAGGTGCTCAATCTGAATATGAGAAGACTGGTAATGAATTTGGATTTAAGACAGAAGGTCTGACACCACAATCATTACTTCAATATTTGTCGTCTGCTGAAGCTCAATCAATTATTTCTAAAGTTGAGACTAGCGGTACTGAAGGAGAAAAAGCTAGTTTGAATAAATGGCTTTCTGCTGTGGAGGGAAACTCAACTGCTATCTTGAAAAATAGTGAAGAAATTGCTAAGCTAAATGGTCAACTAAATCAACCTCAAACTTGGTCCACTACTGCTTGGCAGAATTTCCGGGGGGCATTTTTCGGCGGAATGGGAAATCTATTACCTCAGTATTCCTCTGTTCTCCCCGCCGGTTCAGCCCCTACAGAAATGCCTAAATACGGTGAAGCAGCGGCAGGACCCTCGCGCGGAGGTCCAGCAATCGGTACACTGAATCTCACGCATCCTGTAGAGAAGCTTGATCCTGCATTATTAGGAGAGCAACTCTCTTATCATATCGGTACAACACCTTCAATGGGTTAAAAGCTATTAGGAGAAAATAATGTTTAAGGAACATAGTAAAAAGATTGTTAACTTATTACATCCGATACACCCTAAAAAGAAGAATTATCCTGTAAATATTAAAGAATTATTGAAAGAACAGAATATTCCTATGGAATCTAAGAATTAAATTACAGGGCAGATTTCGGCCAAGGTATTATCCCCGGTAAAGAATAATTAAGAAAGGTATTCATGGCTTGGTCTAAATACACATGGGTAGAAAATGTCACTAAAGCCGTGGCTGCCCGTTTTAACAATGAGGAATTAGGGATAGAAGAAGCGCTGGCTGAATCGAATTTAAAGCTATCTAAACAAAAAAACTTAGAAGATGTGGCCGATGCTGGTAGCAGCAGGGCAAATATTCATATTCCTTCTCTAACTCCCGTTCTTGCTGTTGCAACCACCAATATTTCTACTTTATCTGGGTTGCAAGCTATTGATGGGATTACACCTGGAGCAGGCGAAGAAGAATTAAAGCTTGTTTTGTTAACTGCCCAGACAGAATCAAAAAATAATGGTTTATGGAATCAATCTACTACAGCTTGGACAAGACCTACAGAATTTGCGGTAGGTATATCTGTAAAATCACGTACAGTTGATGTTATTTCTGGAGAAAAATATAAGGGATCGGAATGGATTTTAAGTACAACTGGATCTGTTATAATTGGTACTACTGCTCAAGTATGGGAAGAACGTCAGACTACAGCAGTTGTTGTTAGAAGTGCGACTGGAGATTATGGTGTACGGCCAGAGGAATATGGTGCTGTAGGCAACGGAGTAACAAATGATACGGTTGCTTTTCAGAAAGCTAGTGAAGCTGTAGCCGCTGGTGGTGGTGGAATAGTTAGATTGTCTTCTAAAGAATATGTAGTTGATGGTTTGATATGGGAAACTGGAGTTAGTTGGGAAGGGCGTTCACAAAACAATCTTATTGGCACGAGACTTAAGGCTGTTTCTGGATCTTCTAATTCTGGTATGGTTATGCTTAATCCAGGAGTTGTTCAGAATGCTAGTTGGAAGAATATTGCTTTTAAGTGTGCAGGTAATCCTGAACAGGATATTTTTTATATGTATGCGCAAGAACTATCAAGTCAAGGTGGTGTTTGGAACTGTAATTTTGAAAATCTTGTTCTTGGTACTAGTGGTTTCCCTGTTCAACGTAACGCTATGTGGTGGCGCGGAGGAGCAACAAATCACAATAACCCGCATCAATTCTTGTCATTTAAAAATATTCTTTCGTATAGAGCTAATACTGGCGCTCAAGCATTAACAAGCAGGAATTTAAAGATGACTGGACAGTGTGCAAAGTTCTTTTTTGATCAATCATGCACCTTCAATGGAACTAGCACATCATTCGTTGGAACTGCTATTGAGATTGGCACTGAGTATTTGTTTGGATCGAAAATTACAGCAGAATCTGCTGTTGCTGGTACTAAATTCACTTTAGAATCAATACCTGTTGGGCTAGAAGCAGCAAAGGTTATTAGTATTGGTGAGGGAGCCTTTAACGAGATTCATACAGTGAAAGAAATTACTGGAAAAGAAGTAATATTAGAAACTGGTGAAACATTACGATGGGCTCATGCGGAAGGTACCAATGTATATTTACTATCAGGAACAGTTGCTTCACCGGCTACTCTTTCTTCGGTAGAGGTGATTTTTCAAGGTGGCGCGATCCAAAATGCAGACTTGCAAGCTATTGTTACTGGGTCAGGAGCATCAAGCGGTGCTGGAGCATATACTATTAATTTCATAGGTACTGATTTTGAGAATCAGAATCGTGTTTTGCGAGTCCGCAATGGTGCTAGAATGGTTAATTTACATGATTGTCATTATACTGGTGCCACAGAAGGCACCGTAAATGGGCAAGGAGTTATAACGGCTGGTTCTAGTTCAATTTCTGGCACTACGAAAACATGGCTATTAAATGAAAAGATCAGTGCTCCAGGAATACCTCCCAATACTATTGTGACAGGTGAAGGTTCTACAATCACAATATCCAATGCAGCAGAAGAAAATGGGTTAACTAGTGGAGGCGTTATAAGTCTTTATAAGGGTGGTAATGGAGAAGGTTATATAGCTGCCTATGAAACAAAATCTACTGGCGAGGTTAATGGGTATTCACAGACGTATTCTGATCGCTGGGTTGATACTACATTCAATCAGGGAGGTAGCGTAAGAGTAAATGGTATTGATCTTGTAACGGCTGAAGCAACGAAGTCAAGTCATAATGTTACATATGCATTAGCTCCTACAGAAAAGCTTACGATTTATCGTCAACGCGAGGTTGTGTTGACAAGTGCAGCAAGCACTGTCAAACAAATACTTGGATTTCATGGTACAGGTGAGACGATCACGATTCGCGCTACTACTGCGAAAACTAAGTTTGAAACAGGCGGTAATCTATACTTAGGCGGAAAAACATCAATCGAATTGTCAGAAGGAGAAAATGTAACTTTTCTAAAAACAGATTATGGTGTAGCAACATGGGTATTATTATCATTATCTGGATCGCTTGTAGGGACACCGGGATCATATACTTCTTATAATGCGAATGAAGAACACGAACTCCCAGCAGAAACTACTACAGTGTATTTATCTATCAAAGCAAAAGCTGAAGCAACTATTTTTGAAGTTTTACTTGAAACCAAACCAATTTATAAGTTTGCAGAAGAGACTCCAACTGTAGCAGGAGTTGATATTGCATTTCCATTTAGAGGCAGGGCAAAGGCAAAATGGGAAGTTAAAGTTACTAAAGGTGCTCTCGCTGAATTGCACGCTACATATCAGTCTGGATAATTTTTCATGCCAGTTATAGGATCAGAACTTGAGATTCCATTCTTAGTAGGTGATGAGAGGGAAATATTTGAATTAGAATATAGAAAATCAGAAAAAGAAATATTAGGTACTGTAGCTAATGTACGATATTATCATCTAGCTTTTCCTTGGGATTCTCCGCTTTCTTTTGGAGTTCAGTCGCTAATTGAATATAATGGGCAAATTATCAATGATAGGTATCAATCTGATCTGATTCGTGTCACTTCTATTTCTGGTTTAGATGATGCTGAAGTTAGAGATAGTCGCGAGGCTCGGGCGGGAAAATCGGGCGAATGGGCATATGACGCTTTTTACGGTGGACGCAACGTCATGCTTACAGGATTCATAGAAGCAGGTAGCCTACAAGTATTGAAGTATTTAGAAAAAAACCTCAAGGCCGCTTTTGCCCCCTTAGAAGAGTCTCCACTGAAGTTTAGATGGTTTGATATATATGACCCGTTTGATGATCCTAAGACTATATTAGAATATAATCCTAATTCTACAGTAGAAAATAGTGGTGGTAATTATATCCCGCTATTAGGATCTATGAGCAGTTTAAAGGCTGAAAACGGATATTTACAATGGAAGAATGAAGAAAAAGTTGCTTTTCTAAGAGCATCTGAGAAAAGAACTTATTGTGATGTTCAAATGGATATTAAGTGTGTATCTGGATCTTTAAATGAAAATGAAATTGGATTCATATTATGCGCTAAAAATAGTGAAAATTATTTAATGGTTAATTTTGTAGAAGAAAAATCCTTTTATCCTTCTTTAAACATTATAGCCTTTGTTAAAGGGGAAAGAAGAATTATTAAAAGTGAATTGCTAAATTCTTCTCAAAGACCGAAAGCAGGACAACCTTTTTGGATAAGAGGAATTAAGAAAGATAATGAATGCATACTACAGTTTTGGAAGGAAGAACCCTCTTCGGAAGGGCAACCAATAATATCTGCAACATCATATTTAGTTGGAGAATATGAAGAATTATTTGGTAATGAAATATTGTCTCAGGTAGGAATTGTCGGGGAAAAGTTGACCAAATGGTCATTTGATAATTTTAGAATAGAATCTATTTACCCCGGTGACGTAGAGTTTATGGCCCGTAAGCTAAGTTCTATATCTATTAAAGATGAACAGACTAGTCTTACTAGATTTAAACGCGCTTTCCAGATACCTATGAAAACTTCTGATTATAGAGCTTTTTCTTCTGTAAAACTAACTAGATTTATTACTCCTACTAGTGAAGAAAGTACTGGAGTATTAGGTAGAAAATATCCTAGATCATACCCATTAAAATATAGATCATACACAGATGCTATACTAACTAAGAATTCTAATTTGCTCAGTATAAATAATAAGGGATCTGTGTTTGTTGAGCCTATTTTATATTTATATGGTCCTGCTGAAAATGTTCTTATTCAGTCTTTGACGAATGGACAAAAATTAGAATGGCTTGGAATAGTGGCGGAAGGTGATTATATTATTATTGACTGTAATGAAGAAACTATAGAAAATTCATTAGGATCAAATTACTTAGAACCTCTTTCCCCTACTGTTGAATGGATGAAGTTAGAGCCTATGTGGAATGATTTATATATACAAGGATCCAAGTTTGGTGCTACTACTAAATTTGGCGCTGGATGGCGACATGGATTTATGTGATACCAGATGACAGTTTCTACTTCATATTATTCTGTTATTCGTAGATATTCTGAAATTATATGTTACTGGCGCATGAACGAGTCCAGCGGAACTAGAGCTGTTGATTGGGCCGCTAAGTATGATCTTAATGGGATATATGATGGTATTTCTCTTGAAAGAAATTATCCGTTAATCGAAGAAGATTCCGCTGCAGGGTCAAAGTTTTTCGATGGTGAAAATCAGAATATGGAAGTTCCTACTGCTAGTCCATTGCAACTTATTAATAATATGGCAATTGAGATGTGGGCTATAATTGCTAATGTGAGCCAGACTTGTAATTTAGTTGGTAAGATGAATAGCGCTTTTACTTTTCCAAATTCATATCACCTAAGTTTGGAAAGCGGTAAATTAGTTTTTGCTAGAGGAAATGGAACTACTAAAACTGCTTTTACAAGCTCTTCTGAAATATCTGTTGGTGTTCCTATACACATTGTTGCTTTAGACTTTAATGGTGCAATAAAATTATTAGTTGATGGTAATGAAGTTGCTTCTGGAGAATTAGGAACACAAAAAATTACTGATGGTGCACAGCCAGTATTTGTAGGAGAATTGGGAAATAATACAAACAGATTTGTTGGTAACATTGGAGAGCTAGCCATTTATAACAATCTTTCAGTGGCGGCAGCAAAAGAACATTTTGCTCTCGGAAGAAAAATAATTTATCAAAAGCCGTATTATCCTCAGTACGATATTCCAAGCTATTCATAAGGAGAATAATGGCAGAACTTTTAGCAATACACAAAGACTTGAAGAACCTAGGAGTAGATACTACATTAAATAGTGATGGTTCTGGAGATATTAAATTAACTGGTAATAAAGAATATCGTCCTGAATTGAAATTAACTAAACAGAATGTATTAGAAGTTATAAAAGGGTTTTCTGCTCCTGCTGAAGTACCGAAAGAAGAACTGCCTAAGAAAGAAGAACCACCAACGAAATCTTCTCTATTAGTTGGATTGATTGGTCTGTGCGGGTATTATCACGGTTTTAATAATGAACAACAGCATACGATGGAAACTGTTACGGGAATCAAGGCTGACCGAATTGATGTAATGGGATCTGGAAAGAATGAAATTTTAGGATTAGAAGCAGCAGTAGTGTCTGGTGCGAGTATCTTGCCGATTTATGATCCAAGACCATTTAATGGTAAGACTCCAGCAGAGATTGAAGCTGATATAAAAGTATTAATTCCTGTTTTACAGAAGCTAAAACTTACGGTTATAGAGTGCAGCAATGAGCCTTACTTTGAATATGAAGGTAATCTTACTGCTGCAGAATATGCTGTTCGTTATCAAGCTATGGTAAAAGCTCTTGAGGGAACTGGAATTAATGTTCTTGCTAAGGGCTGGGGAGATTATGATGATGGTGGTTCCTGGTCACAGTGTGCTGCCGGTAGGGGATGGTGTGTAGATTTTTGTAATTCCATTGGCGGCGTGCCCTGGGCTTGGGCTGAGCATTATTACGGGACGCAGACAGGCAGCGGCGTATTGGGCGGTAGCGGGCAGCAGGGTTGGGCGAGTATTGCCACGATGCAGGCTTACCGGGCTGAACACAAGATCTCTGCTCCACTGTGGATTACTGAGACAGGGCAGACCGCGCCGGGGCAGGTAACAGAAGCAGAACAAGCAGTTAATTTAAAGGCTCGTATTGAAGGAGCAGCAAAGATTGAGGGATTGGAGGCTGTATATATTTTCGCTGCGCTTGGCCCCTTTGGATTGTGGAGTGAACAGTTTGTAGAGAAGTCTTCTGCAGTTGCAGTCGGCGAAGCTGTAAGGTCGATTGCTTAAATAGAGTATGTCTGAAAATTCTGTAAATTATAGGTATTGGTTGGTAAAAACTTCCAATATGGGTCAGATAGCTGATATAACTTCTAGATTTCATGATAAGCAATCTCAGCTAATGTTAAATCAAGGTGGTACTGTATCTGGATGGATGCATTTAGAAGATACTAAGTGCGCTTTAGTAGAAGAACATAAAACTTCTATTTTATATTACAGAAATGGTAAGGCGCAGTGGTCTGGAGAGATATTCAATTGTGAAGAGAGTACTGAATCTCTTCAATTGAAAATTACTGCTATGGGCTGGTTTGAGATTTTGAATAGGCGCGATGTTCATACTGGTTTTGAGTGGTTTGAAATGGCGGTCAAAGCCAGCGGTAGGGAAATTGTAAGATATTCTTCTGAAGAACACGAAAAAGAATTAGAAGAGATAGAAAAACAGTATGATGAAGTACTAGCAGAAAAATTTTATGTTCCGGTTGCGACAGAATCAGCTCAGCAACTTTTCTATGCAGATACGCCGATGGCAGAAATTGCTAATGATCTAATAATCAGAGCAAATATCGATTCTCCTACTTTAATTACTGTTGGTAATGTTGCACCTACAAATTCGATTAACTTAACGATTCAACAGTTTCAGAATGTGGGAGAACAGATTACGAAGTTAACTGCTATTGAATCTGGTTTTGACTTTGAAATAGATCCTCTTACTAGAAAGTTTAATACTTATAGAGAAGAAATTAAGGGAGGAATCGCGGGCAAAGGTGTAGATAGAGGAACAGGAATTAGATTTACTTACCCCGGTAATTGTCTAAATGTAAATAGAAAAGCAGAAGGAACTAAAACTCAGAACCGTACCGAGGCGATAGGACAGTACTCCATAGGAAAATCAGAAAGCATTCAGAGTGTGCAGGAAAACGGACTATTCGAGGGAACGGTATCTGCACCTGAAGTAGTTAATCAAAATATTCTTATTGCATTTGCTACAGTAGAAACTTTAACTCTAGAAAAACCTTTTACTATTGTAACATTCACTCCTAGATCAGTTAATAAAGCCGGTAGCAGATCAGTTCCTCAGTTCGGTGAAGAATATGAAATAGGAGATATTGTTTATGCAGTTGTGAAGAAGGGTCCTAGATTACAGATTGGCTTGTCTAGTCCGCAAGCTGTTAGGATATACGGTTTGACACTCGAATGTGATGAGAATGGCGTTGAGAAAATTAGTTCAATACAAACAGTGTATTAGATGTCGAAATCATTAGTAAAATATAATTATTTTGGTGAATTCAAAGGATTACAAAAAAAAGTATTAACTCTTGGTAAGACAGCTAGGGTCATATCAAAACATCTTGAAGTGAAAAGTACTTCAGGAAAGACTAGTAAAGAAATTGATAATGAAGTCGCTCCTGCTGCTTCTGAAATTCCTCTTTCAGAATTAAATGGAATATCAATTTCTGATCCAACAAATAATTTAATGCTTATTCGTCAGAATGGCGAATGGCGTTCTGTTAAAACCGAACCTTTATAGGAGAAAATAGATGGCTGGGAAATTATTGATTCCGAGTTATACAACAGACTTAGATTTTCCAGCATATCAAGATAGACTTTTAATGAAGTCATTGGGAGTTCAAGCTGGTGTGATTGGGTCAGAAGATTTCAAAGTTTCTGCTGGCTCTGGAAAGCAAGTAAATGTAAAGGCTGGTAAGGCTTTAGTTGAACAGACTAAAGCTAAACAAGAATCTAGTAATATTTTTTATAATGGATTATATAATGTATTAAATCCAGTTGAACAAAATCCATCAAATGAAGTTGTAGTAAGCGCTACTAATCCACAGATTGCTCAGATTGTTCTAAGAGTCTATGATGTAGAAGAATTAGGAATTGGCGGCAGTAGTTATGCACAAATAGAATGGTTAAATGGTACACCAACTTCTGGCATTACTGAAGCGCAGATGAGAGAAGGAATTTATCTTGGATCTTATTCACCTTTACCTACTAGTGTATTAAGATTAGCGTATGTATTAGTGCCAAAAAATGCTATTACTTCTACTGAATATTATATAAAAGATGCAAGGTCTACTGCTATTAATACAAATGGAACTGCTGGATTATTGGTTCAAACCGGGATTCATAGCTTAGGCACTTATGGTGGAGAATATGTGTCAGTAAAAATTACATTACCATTTGCATGGCCCAATTCTCATGTAAGCTTTTTATGTAATGCTAATTCTGGGAATCAGTTATTTTATACTGCTGGTGAACCGGATGGAAAAGAAATTGGATTAGCTAGAGTAGAAGCAAAATCTGGTGGTTCATATTTGGGATCACAAATATCATGGATTTCGCTGGGTTATTGAAAATTTCTCAGTAAGGTGCGCGGCTAGTGGAATGATTTTCCCCCGATAAAACAGGGTAGACTGTAGGGATCAATCCCCAACAGGCCAAGGCGAGCGCGGGCAAGAGAGCAGAGAAGAGGTTCTTATAATGAGTAGAGCTTTATGTAGTTTTCAAGTTAGGAGCGATATTGGTGCTGGCGAGTTGTATGGATGATATCTCGCAGAACCCTAGACGAATGGATTTCGACGTTAGCTCGGATAGTAGGAATCGTTGGAACTCTATACGAGATTTTTGTAAATCATTTGGACAATCCTACAGCTATAGTAGTGTTGGGGGGATTAGCTGGGTTGCCAGATGTACTTGGATACCGGCATTCGATAAAGCGACAAGTAGAAAACGAAATAGAGGACCCAAAAAAATAAATAAGCATCATATAGTTGATGCATTTACTGCTTTGTATATAACAGTAATAGTTACAGCAGCTATTTTCGCTATGGTAACTTGGAAATGAAACTATTTAAAAGAGAGTATAAAAACAATGAAGAAAATTTATCTGATGAAGACAGAATAAATAATTTAGAAACTCGTGTTAGTTATTTATCACATTATGTGAAATTAATGGCTAGAGGGTATTTAATTCTGTTTGTTGCTATTATAGTTACATTTTACATTACTGAGAAGAATGTTCTTAAAGGTAATAGAGAAGAGAAGCATACCAAGGAAGTTCAGATTGCTGGTGGCCCAGTTGCAGTATGTTTGCTAGACGCTATGAAGAATGTAGCCCCTTTGCTTGAGAAAATACCTACTGTTCAAATGCCGCTTGAATCATATGTGCATTTACAAAGCAGCAGATATTCTGGTGTGAAATGTCCAAAGCCACATGATAAAGTGTAGTGGAACTTTGTAGGTGAAGCAATGTCTGAGTGGACGATAAAGACTATTAAAGTATATTTTGAATCTCTTTTATCAGAAAGAGATAAAGCTGTTGAATTACAGTTCAAGGAAAATTCTAGAAGGCTAGATGTTTTAAATCATGCTCATGAGAAAGCAGTCGAGGTTCAACATACCTATGTAACACAGGAGAAATTTGATGATTTTAGTAGCAGAGTGAATGATGAATTATCTGAAAGACGTGGTGATAAGGCAGCTTCAATTAGATGGACTGCAATAGCAGTGACTATTGCTGTAGCTATAATCGGTTTTGTTATTGTTATTGCTAATATTTTAACAAGCCATTAGCTATAGGAACTTCTCTTGACCTAGGCGTCATTCCGTGATAGGATGTCTAATATGCAAATCAATTGTAGTATTTCTTCAACTATAAATTTAAATCCAAATGATCTTCCTCTTGATGTAAAGAATAAAGTTCTTTCTCGTCTGAGAGTGCCTAATCCGCAGAAGAAGATGGCGGTTAGGGAGATGCTAAGGAATGCTAACAAAATCCCTGAGTTTATAGATCTTTGGAAATATAATGGTCATCATGAATTAGTATTGCCTAGAGGATTCGTATTTGAATTTGAGAAGATACTGAATGATAATGATATTTATGTTAAGTATAAAAATGAAACGATAAAAGATTATAGCTGTAGTGCCCAGAAAAATATAAATCCCATTGATCTAAGAGATTATCAAGATGAAGCTGTATCAGAACTATTTTCATATGGTAGTGGAGTATATAAAAGTCCCACAGGCAGTGGCAAGACTAGGACTATGCTGGAGCTTATAAGATGCTGTGGACAGAGAACTTTAGTTATATGTGAAAAGCTAGATATAGCAAGTCAATGGGAAGATATTGCTATAAATTTTGGATTTGAAATAGGTAAAGAGTTACTTATATGCTTGAGACAAACTATATTAGCAGCTAATTATGGTCCAATATGGTTTGATGAATTTGGATGTGTTGTACTTGATGAGCAACATCATGCGTCGAGTGAAACTAACTTTGAACTTCTCGGCCGCTTTCCTGCATACTACCGCTTTGGCTGCTCAGCGACGCCAGATAGCGATGAGGATTTATTTCCAATTAGTCGGGCGGTAATCGGGCCGGTGGTTCATTCTACCCTGGTAGAGGAAATAGGAGAGCACCTAGTAATTCCCTCAGTAAGGGTTATTAAGACAGAGTTTGAGTTTCCTTACCGCCCGACTGAGCGCCTGCAGAATGGTAGGGTACTACGAAATAATTATAATGATATGATGGCAGCGTTGGAAAAAAATAGAGCGCGAAATGAATTAATAATTGATTGTGTTTTGGAAGAGTGTTGGGGTGGTAGTAATATTGGTAAGTGCTTGATAGTATCTAAACGTAAAGAGCATCTTAAAGAGCTAACAAAGATTTTTATAGAGAAATGTCCAACTATTTTTAATGGACCTATACAATTTTTGACAGGTGATAATTCTAGTCAAGCACAAAAAATTTCATACAGAATAGATAAACAAATTGGTTTTGAAGGATCAGTATTATTTTCGACTCTTGCAGAGGAGGGTACGGATATTCCTAGGCTAGATCGATTGTTTTTAGCATACCCGGGGAGAAAGTTGCGCGGGTTCGAACAATCAATAGGCCGTATCATGAGGCCGCACCCTCAAAAGAAAGATGCTATAGTATATGACTTCAGAGATTACAAAGTCCCGCTATTGAATTCACAATTTAGAGATAGATCACAAAGAATATATTCTAAGCGAGAATATAAAATAGATGCCTAAGAAATACGCATCTAAGTCTATAGGGATATTGGAGTTGAAGTCTCTAAGAAATGATCAAATGCATTTTTGTAATACACAGCATCAAAGACGAGAAATGAATAAGCAAGCTACTCATTCTGTTTTCATAATGGGACAGCCTGCAGGATATCTATGCAAGCCGTGTATGAATGATTGGATGACTATATGGGAGGAAAATTCGTCATGCCCCAAGTAGGACTCGAACCTACAAGCTTTTACAAGCCGGGGATTTTAAGTCCCCTATGTTTACCGATTTCATCATTGGGGCAAAAGAAAAGATGCTCATCTTGCGGAAGATTCCTAGCAAAGAATTCGTATTACGAAAATCTTTGTAGCGAATGCTGGAGCCCTCAAGACGAGTTTGGATTCTATCCAGTTATAAGTTAACGGCAGAAAAATGGCCGGAGAGAATATAATGAAAACATTCTCCCCGGCCATTTCCTAGAATTATGCTACGGAGTAGCCAGTATCCTTATCTCCACTAATCTTACCGTCAGAAGCAAAGGAGGACAGGCGGCGCGCGATGTTCCGCGTGTCAGTCCCAAGGAATTTAGCAATGTCTTTAGATGAAGCAGGACCCTCTTTTGAAACATGCGCTACAGCAGCGAGCAGGTCATCCTCGGCGACAGTCGGCGCGGAAGGTCCACTACCACTACCCCTAGTAAGCTTCTTTAGGGCAGCCTCAAGATCCTTGATTTCAGTTACCAGAGGACCAACCTTCTCGTCACGTTCCTTGATCTTCTCAGCAAGGGACTCTTCAGTCAAACGTACAATTGCATCAGTTGCGCTCACAATTTTCTCCTGTGTCTAGTGTTTATAAGAGCGTATAGATCACTATAGCAGCTATCGAATGATCTTGTCAAGACTTCTGCAGAAACTTTTTGAAGACCTTCAAGAGCCTAAAGGACATCATGGTTCTGCTTGATCTTTGCTAGGCTGTAGGGCTGATACCGATGTATCGGTTGAACATTCATTATAAAATCTAAAAGAAGGAAATATAAAAGAAAAAATGAATTTCTCTGGACAGAATATAAACAGAGTAAATGCCGTAAAACAATTAGCTAAGGGAACTAAAGATGAGAATGAACTTCAGATTCTAGGTTCTTTGGCAAATACTTTCATTTACATGGTTGATGAAATGAAAAGAAGGAATGACTTATTGGAAAGACAACTTGATAGCGAGGAAGATTAAATATGGCAGCTATTGATGTAGGGTCTGGTAGCGGACCGCAGAATAAGTTAGCTTTAGAGAATGGTTTGAAGAATACAGAAGATATATCATTTATAGGATCTAACGGTAAGCCATTAGTTAGAATATCTTGTGCAGCATCAGAGTTGATACCTACAGTTCAATATGGCAATGTGAATGTGGGACCCGTGTCTGTAACAAGATATTTTGATGATACTACAGATGATGATTTAAAGAAAAATATTCGGCTAACTCAAAGTATATGTGAGGAAGCTGTAGCAGAAGATAGACAATCAGTTCATGCTCTTACACGTCAATCTACTGAAGGAAGATATCAAGCATGAGTACTACAACTGTGAATTATACTTTGGAAGAAGCTGCATCACTTATTGCAGATGTAAATGGTTTTGATCCGATTGCAGAAGCAGAAGAGTTGCTTGCTAAGACAAATAACTCTAGTGAGTTTAATGTTCTTCTTACTCGTAGAGTTAACCAGCATGAACCAGTTGCTTATATAACTAAACATGCTAAGTTTAGAGGGCTAGATCTGTATATTGATGAACGTGTTTTGATCCCTCGTACTGAGACAGAACCGTTAGTAGAAATTGCTGTTAGTGAGTGTCCTTCAGAAGTTTCTTTGGTCGATGTCGGCGCTGGAAGCGGCGCAGTGTCACTAGCAGTAAAGAATGAGCGTCATGATCTAAGTATATTAGGAGTAGATATCTCAAAAGATGCGCTTGATGTAGCTTCTATTAATTCAGTTAATCTAGAGCTAGATGTAGATTGGAAGGATGCTGATTTACTAGAGGGCGTGAAGGGTGATTTTTATTGTGTGCTCGCTAATTTGCCGTATTTACCTACCACTAAAAGGGACAGCTATGCGCCGGAGATGGTGGAGCATGAGCCCCAGGTGGCTCTGTGGGGCGGCTCTGATGGCTTTGATCTCACCCGCCGCCTGCTCGCCCAGGTGCAGCCCCGCAAGTCTGTGCGCCTGATAGCATTAGAGGTTGGAATCGGCCAGGAGCTAGACGTGACTGAGCTGATCCGGTCGAGTGGATTCCCAACTGTATTTTGTGTTACTGATAAGAAAAATGATATCAGAGCAGCTATTGGGAAGAGATAACTTAATAAGGAGATTAGATGAGTGATATTCCTAAAGTTTATTCAAAACGAAAAGGGGCCATTCCTCCTCCTTCAGATGCAGTCTATGTAGGTAGACCTACTGCATTTGGTAATCCTTTTATTGTAGGAAAAGATGGTAAGCAGGGAGAGTGTGTAGAGCTATATCGAGAGTGGATTCTTAAACTAGAGAATCGTGGGCTATTAGAAAATATTAAAGGTAAGTTGAAGGGTAAGGATTTAGTTTGCTGGTGTGCTCCGCTGCCGTGCCATGCAGATGTACTTTTGGAATTGAGTAACAATGGACAGTGAGCGTGCAGTTCTTACCTCTGCACTTACAACAGGTCAAGTATCTACTCTCCTAGCTCGCGGGGTTGAAGCAAAGCATTATAGCAATACTAAGAGTGGAGAAGAATGCCGTTCTGTTTTTATTTGGGCAGCGAAGCACGCGCGAAAATATGGCGTCTGTCCATCTTTGCAGTTAGTGAAAAATAATTTCCCTGAATGGAGAGGAGAACCATCATCAGATCCATTAGAGGCATTAATAGATGAGTTTCTGAATGATGTGCGTCGGCGATATTTCGCGGCAAAGGTATTAGAGTTAGCACAAGCAGAAAGCAATCCCTCTAACTGGTCAAGGTTAGATGAGATAATGCTAGATGCGGCGAGAGATTTGGCCACGGTAATTCCCTCCGGACAAGTCTCTCGTATTTATTCTGAAATGCATGAGCGTATTGACCAATATGAAATTGAAAAAGAAGAGGGTACATCTGCTGGAATCAAGATGATGATTCCTGTGTTTGATGATCTTACCGGAGGATTCCAGCCTGGAGATGTAATTACTGTGGCGGGATTCTCGGGTCGTGGCAAGAGCTTAACTAGCTCTCACTTTCTAGCAGGAGCAGTCGAGCAGGAGAAAACTGCTCTGTTGATGTCACTAGAGATGAGTGCAAAAGAGATTGCTAGACGCTTCGATACGCTAGCAACTAATTGTAGTCATAAACTATTAAGAGATAAACAGTTATCTGAAGTTGAGGTAGATGCTTGGAGAAAAGCTGCTGATAAATACAAAAATGTGAAAAATGATTTGATCGTAAACGATAAGATGATGAATTGTACAGTCGATCGTGTTTACGCAGAAATTAATAGATATAAGCCTGATATCACTTGTGTAGATTATGTTCAGTTGATGAATGGATCTAAATCTTCTATGGCTAAATGGGAGGGTCTTGTAGAGATCACAAATGAATTGAAGTCAATTGCATTGGCTACTGATTCAGCAATAATTATGGTTTCACAGGATCAGCGGAATTCGGCCAATGAGGGATCTACAGAGGCTAACATGGGAGGATCTATCTCGATTCTTCAAGCGTCTGATTTATATATAGGTATGATGCAAGACGAGGAAATGCGAGCACAGAAAAAATTGAATATTAGATTAATCAAGAATAGACGTGGTGCTCCAAGTGAGGCTAATATGTACTGCAATCCAGAATTTATGGAATTTCATGAGTGGAATGCTGGTGTAAGTAATTTTGAAAAAGGAGCAGTAGTGTAATGGAGGTTATGGAGTTTTCTGAAGCTAGAGAAGTATTTGAAGATTGTTTTGATGCGGGCAATCCGTTAATTAAGAGTAGTGCGTGGCTGCATAATCTAGCTGCTGAGTTATCTAGTGCTCCTGATAAGGATGACATTCAGATTCAAGAGTTAAGAGCTGTTAATAGTTTAATTTTTCATTTTGCAAAGGATATTGGATGGCTATGAATTTTGGTGAAGCAATTCTTCATATGAAGGAGATCGGCGCGAGAGTCGCGCGAGAGGGATGGAATGGAAAGAATATGTGGTTAGCTCTACAAGTACCAGACGAGAATTCTAAGATGACGTTGCCTTATATTTATATGTATACAGCACAAGCAGATTTAGTACCGTGGCTTGCTAGCCAGACAGATATGTTGGCAGAAGATTGGGGAATTGTATGAGCTGGGAATTAGTCGCACAAATAGTTGTATTACTTATTGCAATACGAGTTTTCTTTCCTATCACGGGTCTTAATAAAATTACTTGGAGGAAATCATGAATGTCCAGGAGGAATTAGAGGCAGCGTTTATTGCAGGTGCAAATTTTGCCATTGAGAATACAAATAACTGGGAAGATAATGAATTAGAATTCCCGATTGAGACTGAGATTATGAAAGCTGCCGACAGCTACACAAGCGTTAAGACAGAGGTCAAATAATAGGAGAATAAAATGATCTGTCGTATTTGTGGAAACTTAATGCGGCCAACGGGATCGTGTCACACTTGTCCATGTTGTGGAAGTACTTCTGGATGTGGGAGAGTTAAGTGGAAATTGACAACCCAGTTAGGATCTTGCTTTTCTGGAACAAGGTAGATGTTGGATTAGAAGATCAGTGTTGGAATTGGCTTGCAGCAAGGGATCAAAAAGGATACGGAAATTTTACTTGTGCTCCATATAAAACGAGGAAGGCGCATTTGTTTAGTTGGACATTACATTTTGGCTCAATTCCTGCTGGTCTTCAAGTGGATCATCGTTGCAATAACACTAGCTGTGTTAATCCTAATCATTTACAGTTACTTACAGGCATAAAAAATAATGAAAGATCTAATTCTGCTTCTGCTATAAATAAAAGAAAAACTCATTGTAAATTTTGGCATCCTTTTGATGATGAGAACACTATAATAAAACGTGGCAGAAGATATTGTATTGCTTGTGAAAAAGAAAGAGGCCGGATATGACTTTTATTTGGTTATTAGTCTATGTGGTAGTTTCTAGTGGTGGCAGACATGGAGGATTATTATTTGATCCTATAAATTGGTGGACTGGAACATTAATATTTGCTATTGGTGCAGATGTAGATAACTCTAGTAGGTGATAGAATGGTTATTTTATATATAAATAGTTGGAATTCTAAGTGTGGGGCTTGCGGGCAAGACTGTGATCCATATGAGGAACAGCACGATACTACATTAGGTTATAAACCTGTTTCAAAAGAGGGTTGTCATGCTATCTATACTCATGTATCAACTAATTATGCTGGATTGAATCCTAGTGATATGCGTCCTGATCTTATTTGGCTAGACCCTATGGAGAATATTAAATTATGATTAGTGAGTCTGCACAAAATAGAATGTTTTCTATGGGTTTATGGGCGTGGTTAGAAATTGTTGAGAAAGAGAAAGATAAATTGTCAGATGGTGGGCAAGTAGCATTGAGTTTATTACGTGAAGATTTAGAAAAGCTATCTGTGTCTTCTGATTAATATGATATGGACTTTATTAGAAACTACAAATGAGATTATTGCTGACGGACCAGAGATAAAAACTCCGTCTGGAAAAATTAAAGTAGTAGATATAGATACTGTTGCTAATTGGATTAAAAAATTAATTTATATTACTGAACATCCTGAATATTATGAGAGAGATCCAATAATTATAAAAGATGCTAGAAAATTTCTAGAGTATTTATATGCTTGAGGATCTTTCTTATATAAACTGCAAGGACTTATTGGAGTCAACTGGCATATCCAATATCTCTGAATCTGGTGGTGAGATATCATTTTCTTGTCCTTCAAGTGAGCATTTTCATGGTGATAGATCACCTTCCGCGCGAATGAACTCCCGAACATCTGCATGGTTGTGTCATAACTGTGGCCAAAGAGGAAATGCAATTACTTTTCTTGCTTGGCATAAATCTCTGCCTGAAACTGTAGCTAGGAGATTACTTGAAGAAAGATATGGCGGCGGGGGAATTTCAGCCGGAGTAGGAACTTTAGAAGAAGAGGTTAAAAGAATTATGAATCCAGGAATCGTAGAAGAAGAGAAGAGAATTTCTCCCGACGATTCCTGGCTGCAAGAGTTTGAAGTAAATTGGTTTACTGAAGATTTAGTACCAGGATATAAATATATGATGGATAGAGAATTCTCTCCAGAAATATTATCACAGTGGAATATAGGATATGACAAAATATCAGATCGTATTACTATTCCCATATGGGATACAGATGATAATTTAGTTGGATTCAAGGGTCGTGCTTGGCGCGAGAATACTATTCCAAAGTACATGATACTTGGAGATTATAATAATCAAGCTAGATACAAATTTCAACCTTATAGAAAGTCCCACTATGTATATGGGTTAGATCCTCAGCATAGATCGTCTAAAACATTTAATTATGTATTAGTTGAGGGTGAGCTAAATGTTTTAGCAATGGCACAACATGGATACTATGCGGCAGGAATCGCCGGAAGCGAGTTTTCAGAGAAGCAATGTGAAATTATTAGACAGAGATGTAATGAAGTAACTATATATCTAGATAATGATAAGGCAGGAGAAAAGGGCACGAGAAAGGTAATAGAAATGCTTTCCCCGCATATGCCTATTAAGGTAGTACAGAATGCTCCTGGTGATGCAGCAGATCTAGATACTCATACTATTAGAGAGTTAATGTCATCTGCAGAACCATTATTGCTTCTACAAGCTCAGGGGAAAATCTGATAAAATGTACGTTGAGCAGCTTGGTAGGAAACAGGCCAGTTTCTAGAACTGCGGCTTGTCCTGCGGAATACCGAGAAAGGCGGGAAGGGTCAGTGTGGCTACATGTGGTCCCTGACGTGGCTAGTGGAACATTTTTCCCTCTCGGCACTAGCCGTGCCGAGAGGGACGCTAAAATAAATTCAATTAAAGGATGGGATAAGTGTCCCCCAGCGGAGCCGGTCAATTTGAAAAACACCAGAGCGTTATTAGCGCGAAGCGCAGTAGCACGGACTTCACGCCAGTCAGCTACTTCACCCTGAAGGACGGAGAATCGGCGCGGGTGAGGTTTCTAGAGCAAGGTGAGAATCTTACTTGGGCAATCTCTCACCGTATTAAAACTCCTGGTCTTCAGTGGCCACAAGATGTTATTTGTTTAGATCAAGATGATGAAGGAACTTCTTGTCCTGCTTGCCAGTCAGATATTAAAGAGATTCGTTCTCGTTCTACTAAGGGTTATGTAAATCTAATTTGGAGAGGTACTGAAGAGTCTCCGTATTCTCGCGCTCCAGTTTATAAAAAGAATGATAAAGGTTTTGTTGAGAAGTCAACTAATGGACAGAAAGTTATTGTTGCTTTAGAAGATTCTGTTTGGATGTGGAAGTGCTCAAAGACTGTCTTTGAACAGATTTTAACAAAGGACAAAGTATATAAAGGTGTTATGTCTCGTGATTTCCTGATCAGCAGGAAAGGCGCGGGCTTGGAGAATACTATGTATGCAATTGAGCCTGCAGTGATTGATGGTGGGCCAGAACCTCTTACTGTTGCGGACCAGAATCTCGTGCAAGGTAAGTTTGATGTAGTGAAGCTTACTACTCCTGGTACTTATGAGGAAATGGTGGCTTTGTTAAATGGTCAGGGGAATATCGCGCAAAATAGTCCTCAAGGTTATCAACCAGTAGGTATTGTTCCCGATCAGTCAGATGTTTTCAACGGTGGTCAGCCAATGAGGTCTAGTGCATTTAGTAAATAGATTTTAATATAAGATATTATTATGATTTCTTTTTGTATCGAACCTTTAGGAGCATTTAAGTTTCAAGTTAATAGAGAAGGATGCTTAATTCATTTTTATAGTAGACTTTTAAATTTTTCCTTTCATAAGAAAACAACGGAGTTCAGATTTAGTATTGGAAGATTTGAATTTATTTTTGGTAAACGTGGAATTCATTTATGGTGGGAAGTTCATAAGGGAAATGTAGACAAAGATGGTGAATATCTTTGGGACTGCAGCAAGTTTAATAAGGGAATACATTTTTGGTTTAAGAAAAAATATGGTGGGGGGGATAGTAACCAAAACAAATATATAGAAATAGAGAATGACTGGGTGTACTGGGGATGATTTCACTTCATGTACACAATTCTGATTCAATTCTTGATGGTCTTGGAACTCAGTTACAAAATGCAGAAGTAGCAGCATCATATGGACAGACTGCACTTTCAGAGACTAATCACGGAGTACTTTCAGGATCACTGAAGCATATAAAGGCATGTAATAGAGTAGGTATACTTCCTATATGTGGAATTGAGACGTATTGGCGTCCTAATAGATTAGTAAGAGATAAAGAGTGGAGATTCAGAAAGTGGCATTTTCTTCTTTTAGCTAAAAATTTAAAGGGTTGGCACAATCTTATAAAGATATCTAGCGCTGCATTCGCGGATGGAATGTATCAGTTTCCTTGTATAGACTGGGATTTGATGGAAACTTATCATGAGGGATTGATTGCTAGTACCTCGTGCATTCTTGGTCCTCTTGCATTCTTGATAGAGAATGGAAGTGAATCAGAAGTAGATAGGTGGGTTAAAAGAGCTATATCTATCTTTGGAGAAGATTTATATTTCTCAATTATGCCTCATGATTTCGATAGGCAAAGAGCTGTAAATTTAGAGCTTATTTCATTAGCAAATAAATTTGGAGTACCAATTGTTTATGAGGGTGATTCACATTACCCTAAAAAAGGTTGGGTAGATACTCAAAAGATAGCTATTTTAATTGGTATGAATTCCACAGTAGCTGAGGCCGAGGAAAAGAATAAAAAGAGGATAGAAAATAATGAAGAGATATATGAGCTTTGGCATGATGGTCTTCATATTATGGATGAAAAAGAAGTATGTGAAACCTTTGCGCGAAATCACCCTGATATACCTAGCACAGTGGTCGATGAAGCTGTCAGAAACACTGATTACATTGGTGGCAAAATCGAACCATTCATCATTGACAGATCAACAAAGATGCCACGGGCAGGAAAATCGCCGGGAGATGCAGAGAAACAAGTCATTCAATGGTGTAAAGATGGTCTATCACGTATCGGAAAATTAGGGGATGAAGTATATGAAAAGAGATTAGAGTATGAGCTGGGAGTAATCCGTAATAGGAAGAATTTTGATTATTTGATGTTGGTCGCAGATTGGGTACGATGGCTGAAAAGTGATGAACCATTACCAGGTAAAGAAGATAAAAAGCGTCCTATGCTTCTTACTTGCCGCGGATCTGCTGCTGCATCGATTGTATGCTATTTAACAAATATCACAGCTATTGATCCTATAGCTCATAAATTCAAGTTCGAGCGATTTATTAATCCAGAACGAAAAGGTTTGCCTGATATTGATATTGATTTGCCTAGTCGTAGGCGTGGTGAAGCAAAGGAATATTTAGCAATCAAATATGGTAGAGATAGCATTGCTGACATTATGGCTCAGCAGCACTTTCAGCCGAGAGCTGCATTAAAGGGAGTAACAAAGGTTTTATATGGATTTGATAGTGATGCGTACAAAACGATATCAGAAATATGTCATGATGAATCTGGATTAATAGATGCTGTTCATGATATAGATTTAGAAAAAATGAAATTGAGAATTATTGAGTTAGGTGAATGGGCTAATAGATGGCCTTATGCTTGGGAACAGGCAGTGCGTATGGAGAATGGTGGAGATCCGTGGGTAATGCGTTTAACTAAACATGCGGCAGGTGTAGCTATCACCCCAGGGTTAATCACAGATTATATGGCGACTATTAGGGCTGATGAAAAAGAAGTAGGTTTTAGAACTGCTTGGTCAGAGACTTCAAAAAATTCTATAGTGGAAGAACTGGGAATAATAAAGATTGATGCTCTTGGAATCAATGGTCTTGACCAGCATGAAGCTATTATAGATTTAGTTTATGTTCATACTGGAGAAAAAATAGATATTGATAATCTTCCATGTTTGAAAAATCCTTATGATGTTGATCCTAGAGTTATGGAGTTAGCGCAGACTGGTGTTAATTTGGGGGTTAATCAATTTTCAGGGAATGGGATATCTAACTATCTAAAAAAGTTGCATCCAAATAATATAATTGATTTAACTGCTGCCAATGCTCTTTATAGACCTGGAGGAATGGGCGAGAAGGGACATTTACATTTTGCTGAAAGAAAGAATGGAAGAGAAGAATTTTCTATTCCAGATGCATTAGTAGATACTCTAAGTGATACATATGGAGTGATGGCTTTTCAAGAGCAGGTAATGGAGATATTTCAAGTTTTGATGGGATATTCTGCTGGTAAAGCTGATGATGTGCGTAAGACTATTGATAAGGAAAATAGGGCAAAGAATCAAGCTGGTCGAGCAAAATTAGCTTCTTTAAAGAAAGAATTTATCGAAAAAGCTTCAGAAAAAATTGGTTTAGATGACTCAAATATTATATGGGATGCAATAGTTCCTTGGACTGGATATGGATTCAATAGGCCGCATAGTGGTTGCTATAGCATTCATGCTTATAAGGACTGGTTTCTAAAGAATAAAGGAGCACTAGAGTTTTATACAGTCTTGCTATCAGAATTTAAATCTAAGAAGAAAGCTGAAAAGGAAAGGTTTGTAAAAGCTGCTATCAAAGAGGCAAAGTATTTTGGAGTTAAGATATTACCGCCTGATGTAAATATTTCTAATTCAGAATATACAGCTGATTTTGATAGTAACGCTTTGAGATATGGAATGATAGGTATTAAAGGTATTGCTGAGACTTCTTCTGAACAAGTAATGAAACTTCGGCCGTATTCCTCTCTGGAAGATTTTGATAATAAAATGACATTCAAGTACTCTAAAGTTAACAAAGGACACAAAGAGAAGTTACTAAAAGTTGGAGCACTTGATTCTCTTGGTGGCCGTGCTAATTGGAGCGATAGTGAAAAAGCTGCTGCCGAGATGGAGTTGCTCGGTATGGCGTTATCTGCGGGGGGAACTTTGGGCGAGAATGAGTCCCTAGTAGTTTCTAAAACTCATTCGGAAGAAGAATATAATGAATTGCCCTCTGGTTCTAGTGTAGTAATAGGTGGACAAATATCAGAGAAGAAGTCTACGAAAACAAAGAAAGGGGCGAATCCGGGCCAAGAGATGGGTTTTATAAAGATAAGTTTAGGATTAGATTCATTTCAGTGTACTCTTTTTCCCTCGGCCTGGGCTGCTAACAAATCACTTCTTTATGTAGGAAGTAATGTAATGTGTACTGGGACAAAAGATGATAGAGGGATTAAGGTAAATAGCATGATGAAAGTAGAGGATTGGGCAGCAGAGATGCGTGGAGCACAAGGTTAACCTTCGGTTGAGGAATTGGTGGGGGCATGAATAAATTTTGGAAGTTGATATGGAATTTATCTGAGAAAACTGGGTTAGGATTGGGAAAACATGCGCCATATGTATTTGGTAAAATAATTGGATCAAAAGGCAATATGATCGATTCCACGAGTGATTACGCGAGTGAAATCAATGATTGTTAAATGTGATAAATGCAAATTAAGTTACGATGATTTTGATCATCTTACTTTTTGTCCACATAATAGATTTCCTGCTAGTCCTAGTGTAAAACAATTACAAGATGAAGGAAAACTCAGGCAGGATTCTGGCCCAGAGGGAGATCCACATTGAAAAATCATTGGTATTTTATTACTATTTATGAATGTCCATTATGTTTTAGTTCAAATGAAATAAGAGAAAGACGATATGGGAGAAAGCCTAAGAATTGGAATAAATGTCATGAAATAGTAACAGAATTTCATGGTGATCACTTTTTATGAGCCCTGTCTTAATTGAGAATCTTGATAGAGATATTGAGGTCATAAGAAAGAGACGCGGGAAGCATTCTATACATACTGGTGCTGAAGAACCACCCATTACTAAGATACCTTTAGAGTCTCCTGCTTTAATGAGAATTACTTCCGGCGGAATCCCCCTTGGAAGAATTACCAGAGTTTGGGGAGGACCCGGAGGGGGGAAGTCGCGAATTGCATATTTGATTGCGAAAGCTTCACAAGATCTTAGAGGACCAAACTTTCCTGTTGGTCTAATGGTATGTTGGCATGATATAGAGGCTGTATATAGTAAAGAGTATGCTGAATTTCTTGGGTTAAACATTAATACTCTTCTAATTAGAGAAGGTGATATAATAGAGGATGTTGCACGAGAGCTTCAGTTACTTTTAGGAAGCTGCCATGTTCATATATTGGATTCAGTTTCTGAAGGTAAGCCACAGGATAGATTAAATAAAGATGCTGGTGATTGGGATGTAGGGCTGAAGGTCCGTGTTTGGGAAAAGGCTTTTGAATATATAACAAATGCAATGGACAAGCAAGAAAATGCAATTGTAACGATTGATCACGCTTCTCAGAACTTTAAAACGAAGTCAGAAAAACCCCTTGGCGGTAAGGAGTTAGAACACCAATCTGGATTAAATCTCCAAGTAAAACAAACAAAATGGCTTTATTATGATGATGAAGGGCTATTGCAAACTGAAGATAAATTAAAAGAGAAAGGGATTATTGGGATTGCAGGAATGAAAGAGGCAGACGGGCAGGAAATTGTAGTTAATGTTTCTAGAAGCCGTGTGTGTAGGCCATTCAGAAAAGCTCATCTCAGATTGGATTTAAATACTCACCAATTTGACCATACATTCGAGCTTATGGAGGGTGCAGAATATCTTGATAAGCAGGGGAATGTCGCGCATAGGAGTGGTCAACCAGCAATAGCAGATAGAGGAAAGTCAAAACAAGGTGGCTGGGTTACTCTTCCGTCAGGGCAAAAGTTGCAGGGTGAGAGATCTTTGAGACAAATGATTGATGCTGATAAAGATTTAGCAGATATGATTCGTAAAGCTATGTTAGCAGGAACCTAACTATGACTTGGTGTGGAATAAAAATTGTTCTTCCTGATGAAGATGCTAAAAAATTACTTATATATATTGAAAATCAATTTGAGCTAAAACAGATAGATGAAGATTGGTGCACGCTAAAGAGGCCAGAGGATAATGCTGTTGTAGATTATTATCCAGAGAAAGAACCGCCTGATAGAAAGTCTATGTGGTAGTGAGTAGCGCTATACTTGAAATATTAGATATTGTTTCCTTAGATACAATTGGCTATGGTGAGTATAATGGAACCAGCGATTCTGTGCCGTCTGAATTTGTAATTAACTACAATGAAATTAAAGGACAGAAACCATATTTTTTAGGCTATAAAGATTGTACTTGTGATGTTAAATTCCATCAAAGAGCAATATTATTTAGTAATTACGGTGCTACATTCTATTGGCCTAGCAAGGTTTGTAGGATCTGTAAAGTCATAACTGATATTACGTCTCCATATGAACCTGATTATGGCTATTCACTGCCACCAGAAAGTGAGCTAAAGTTTTGGGATAAATGGCGCACAGAAGGTTGGCCTAAAAATGGAGATCCTAGAAAGCTATGAAAGAATTTACTATTGTAGTGTGTCCTACATGCGAAGAATATGAGTTACCTTCCGGCGCGTTTCGCGCCCGGTGTAGAGGATGCGGACAATATTTCTCTAGAGATGATGAGATTCCTGATTGTGACTTTAATGGTTACTGGTGGAGTAGAAACAAATGGAGTTATCCAATGCAAGGTAAGAAAATCAAGGTGACTACAGTTGAGTAGATATGAATTTATTTGTGTAGCTCCAGAAGTTAGTGGTCCTGGTAGCACAGATGATTTAGATGAGGCATTATTGTTTACTTCTGATTATTATGGTTCTCATTTTGATATATGGGATTCTGTAGATAGAAAATATGTTGATACATATGTAACTCCACAAGAATTACTTGAAATAAAAACTAGATTGAGAAATAAAAAATGAGTGAGTATTTAAACTTTGAAGAGGATGATCATTATCCTGGTAAAACAAAATTAATTGTAGTTGTAAGTAAGAGAACATCTGAACCGCTAGGACAAATTAAATGGTATGGTGCTTGGAGGCAATATACTTTTTGGCCTATGGGTGACACAATCTGGAATAAGCGATGTATGCTAGATATAATTAATCACATAAATAAGTTGATGGATGAAAGAAGATAATAATGCCTTGGGATCATCCTCATATACCTAATCAAGGAAAGTCTGATGAGTGGTGGACTCCTAAATATATTTTTGACAAAATAGATTTGCAATTTGATTTAGATCCGTGTATGCCGGAACAAAAAATTTCTTATATACCTGTTAAGCAATCTTATGATTTTGTTGATGACGGATTATTAAAAGAATGGTTTGGAAGAGTATGGATGAATCCACCATACGGTAGAGAAACAGGTAAATGGATGGAAAAGCTTGCTAAACATGGAAATGGAATTGCCTTGGTGTTTTCTAGAACCGATGTTAAATGGTGGCATTCAACGGTTAGCAACGCTACTGCAATTTGTTTTGTTAGGGGAAGAATCACATTTATTTCTGGTGCTGGACAATCTGCTCCAGGTAATTCTGGGGGACCTTCTGCTTTAATCGCATATGGAAAAGACAATGCCGATGCTATTCGCAGCTCTGGATTAGGAATGACATTGTGGGTATGACAAGAGCAGCACTGTGGGGAAGCCTCAGCGGGATTACGCCCGTGGAGGCAACACTAATATCTGCATATGAAAATGAAGAGAGGAAGATATGGCGGGAGGGATTTAACAATAAAAAAGGGCATACTAGCTTTAATTATTCTAAATTTCCCGGCGATGATCCTGTCGTGTGCGGTAGAGCACAAGTTTACAATTTAATGCGGCCAATAGACCCTAAACCTTTAGATCCTAAAACTAGAATGCTATTTGATTTAGGTACTATGATTGAGCATTTATTTGTCAAGCGTTGGTCTGATTATGGTGTTTTGCTTTCTGCAGATGTAACTGGTGCCGATGATGCACAAACTTATTTTGAAGATCGTGATTGTTGGCTAACTGGCTCGCCAGATGCTATACTGTTGCCTCCATTTTATAATAAATCAACAGTTACAGATGTGAAGACAACTTCACATGAAAAAGTTTTGGCTATGAGACAAAATCCTGAATCAACGATTTATTCACATAAAAAGTATATTAGACAGCTTAAATCTTATATTGCAGAAGCTAATAAAAAATTTTCTCCTACTGTTGTTACATGCGGTATAAGCGGCTTGTTGATAAAAAATGGAAAAGATATCTGCCCAGTTGATCATAATGGTAAATGTAAACCTAGAGTCTTAAAAGTAGAACCTCCTGATGATGGTACATTGTTTTATGCCAGCAGGGAGGAACCTCTTACTTGTACTGCTAGTTATTATGTTTCACTTGATTCTGAGGTAGATAAGATAGGTCGAGAAAGATTGAAAGATTGGCGTGGATATTTTGAAAGAGATGAGATTCCACCGCATGTTCGAGAAGGAGAGAGTGCAAAGTGGTCTGTTGGAGAATGCAAATACTGTAGTGAAAAGCCTCACTGCAAAATAGACTTCAAAGAGAAACGTAAAAAATTATCAGAATCGATGTTAGTAGAGAATGCAAAAAAACTATATCCTTCTTATGATCCTATTAAAATACGAGAGGAAGTTCTAGAGCGGTGGAGTTAAAATGACAGCAATTTTAAATGACCAGCAAGCGACAGCAATTCTTGTCGAGAGTCTATCACGCGGAATTTATGAGCCGGCTGTACCTACTGATGAAAAACAAAGATTGAAAGATGCAACAGATATTGTTGCTGCTGCTCAAGCTGCTTTTAACAACGGTAATAAATCTGACAATGTTAATACTATACTCTTTATTGCTCAGACTGATTTAGCTCCTGAAATCCCTGTTGCTACTCATGCACAAGCTCCTGCTGAGACAGAAATTGTAGATCATATCCACAATGGTCTTGATCTTTCTACTTTAACTGATGGAATTCTAGAAGCATTAATTACAGGTTTAGATGCTTACCCACAAACTGAGAAGGTAGAAGAAGATCGTAAGGCATATGTAGCCGAGAAAGAAAGGCGATCCAATGAACCGGCCCAAGAAATTCAAGAAATCACACCGCAAGCGGAAGCTAGCGCGGATGAGGAAAAAGCCGGAGAAATTACGCCAGCGAGTCCTACGCCAGCAGATGAGGGAGCAGGCGAACGTGCTCAGGCGACTGAAGGACCCAACACCGGAGCAGTTGCGCCAGATGGGGGAGCTGGAGGACAAACTGGAAACACAGATGAAGATGCCGGAGCTTTTGCCAGAGCACAAACTCCAGAGACGCAGCCAGAAGGGAAAGTATCTAAAGCCCCGAAGGTTAAAGAAGATGGAACACGCGATGCAATAATTTCACAGTTGACTCTTCCGGCGGTAAAAGCGCACGGAGTAGATATCACTAAATTAGATTCTGTTCCTACAGAGAAATTACTATATATTGTTGAAAACCCAGATGGACCAAAGGAAGAGTCAACCAAAATGCCAGTAAATGAGAGTGAGGTAGAAGCAGGGGCGATTTCGGCGGATAGAGGTGGAACAAGCATTGGTGGAATTGTTGCTGAGGTAAAAGCTCCTGAGACTGTAGTTACTAAAGCTGATTTGGGATTGAATGTTGAGGAGGAGACTACCGGCGATATTTCCGCCGAGAGAGAGAAGATTGAGAGTTTAGTAACTGGACCTTGCTTAAAAGCTTATGGTCGAGGTAGGAAAGAAATTCCCTCTATTGGAGATAATGAGCTTAGATTTATGGTTCTCAATCCTGATGGAAAAGTTTCTCCAGAGGAATTAGCGCGAGCTAAAGCAATGGATAATCCAGAGTCTGTTGCTGCTGTGAAAGAGTCTCAGATGGCTGTTACTAAAGAGGTTCCGGGTCCTGAATTAGTTGATCATTTTCTTTCTGATGATCAAAGAGAAGAGATAATATTAAAAGAGGAACTACCGCTTACAGAAATAACTCTTCCTAGTGGACAGAAAGTTAAAATTGCCTTACCTGAGTCTATAAATACTGAGGCTATGATTTCTGTTCCGGTGCAAATCTCGCCCGAGAATAATAAAGAATTTTCCCCGGAGAATTTAGCTGGTCCAATTAGAATTAGCGAGGAAGAACAAAAAGATCGTTCTATAGGACAAGCAGCTGCAGAATCAGTAAGTAAACCTCAGCCAGTACAAGCACCTGAAGTAGTTTCTAAACCTGTTACTCAGAGTAATTTTGATAAGTTCTTTGAAGCACAAACTGGAGTTACTGTTACCGATGACAAACTTTCGGCGCAAAATCGCGCGATGGAGATTATTCAAAAAGAGAATTTTCCTACGCCGCCTAATTATAGTGATGAGAATGCTCCTCAATTCCCAATAGATGTTTCTTTGTGTTCTAGAGATGAACTGTTTTCATTACATGCCAGATTCCATGCATATGAGACAAGAATGAACTGGGTTCTGATGCAGCATGAAGATGAAATGAATGATTATATAAAGATGAGAACCTATAGAGAAGCTGTAGTTGCTAAGGAAGTTCCATTTATGGGCGAGGATAATAAGAGAAACACCAATGAGCATCGCGAGGCTCAAGTTCGTGGGGATATAGAAGTATTAGAATTAGGTAAAAAAGAGCATGAGGCTAGAAAGGTTGTTACTGATCTTAAAGTTTTGAGAAATAACTATCATCTTGATTGTGAGCGACTTTCTCGACAGATGAGTAAATATGAAATGGAGAAGTCAGATGCGCCGAGATAGCTTGAAGATATCTGTAAAGGTGGAGGATTTTATAACTGCGCTTGAAAACAAGAGAGAGAGAGAAGATAAAACTTATAAAAATTATTGTATAAGATATAGAAATGAATCTATAAAAAGTTTTAAGAAAACTGCAGACAAACTTAGAAAAATAGCAGATAAAATTGAGAGAGGCTATATTCCTCCAGAAGTAAGTCGTGAAGATTATAATAAGAAAACTAGCTTGAAGATTGCGGTTAATCTTATGAAGATTCCTTCTATGCCAGATGCTGAGTCAATTAATTCTTTAATAAAAGCTTTACAAATTTCTAGTTCAAAAACTATTTCTTTAGATAGATGGGAATATGAAAGCTATTTTTCTGAATGAAAATAGCAGGAGTAGACCCGAGCAGCTCAGTCTGCGGAGTTGCTTTGACAGAAGATCAAAAACTTCTGTTAACCGATGCATGGTTTAAGGATAAAAATAAATCATCATCAGAGAATTTAGTTGGATATTTCTTATGGTTGCAGAATTGGTTAGCATCAACAGCACCAGATGTAGCAGTAATAGAGTTTTTGTCAGTCGTGAGAAATGCAGAAGCCACAAGAAAAATCGCACATTATCAAGCAATCTCAAGTTGCGTATGCAAGTTAAGAGGTTTAATGGTTATAGAAGCAAGAGCCACAAGTGCTAGAAAAGCATCTCTTGGAAGAGGAAACTTATCTAAGAAAGAGTGTTTTGAAATTATAAAGAAGAAATATCCTGATCATAAATTTAAAAGATTTGATAGCTCTGGTGCAGACGAAACAGACGCAGTTGTACTTTCAATTGGTGGAATTACATTGGCTGAGAAATGAATAGCATGAGCGAGAAAGTATTTTGGGAGTATCACAAACTTCGTTGTGAAGAATGTTCTTGCACTCCTGCTGGAGTATGCAAGCTTTGTCCTTTGCATGGGGATGATGAGCCATATGAACCGATGTTACAAAAACGTCAATTAATAATTCCTGGTACAGAGACTTGGCGCGGAGGAGGAACAATGCGCAGAAGAACACCTTAGATTTTGTTATAATTGACGTATGAGCGCTGCTGCTGAGAGTGGATCGGGGGAAGAGTTAGATACTATTTTCCCGCGCAATTCTGCCGCCGAGAATAATGATTCAGAGGCAGAATCTGGCCGAGTGGGAGATATTCCTGTTCCCGGTAGAAGAAGATCAGGATTTGCTGACCCGAGCTGGTGGGATCAACCAAATAAGGATGATCCATCTATAACAAATAGAGAAGCAAAGTCACTATGGGCAAAAGATGCTGTAGGCAGAGGATTGATTGGCGGGGCTAGACCGGGCGCGGGTAGACCAAGAAAAAACAAATCAGTAGCAGAAGTAGTAACAGAAAAATCATCGGAGAAAGCAGAGCGTATTGCAGCGAAGCTTGTAGATCTTGCGCTAAATAACAGAAGTCCTTCTATTAATTTAGGTGCTATTGATAGAATAAATAAATTTGAACAAGATCTTGAGAAAAATATGAGAGATGACGAGAAAGAGCTGCGAAAACTTTCAGGGAAATCATTAGATCAAGCTTTATCTGATGTTTTGGCTGAACATGGGATTGGATATGATATTGATTTACCACCAGATCAGGTAGAAGATGTTAGTTAATAAATTTGAAACAGAATACAAAGCATCAGTTAAAAAGGATTGGTCTAATTATGAAGAATCAGAACCAATAGATGATTTAAGAGAGTGGCAAAAAAGAATGGCATTTGATACAGGATATTATCCTGAAATAATAGAATTTGGTATAGATGTTGCTAATAGTATAATGAAGTCTAAAAATAATTATGGTTTAAAGCTTATTTCAGAATTATCAGATATGTTATTCGGTGAGAATGCTCAATTAAAGCTTAGTACAGAATCTTCTAAAGGCATTGTGACACTAAGAATTGGAAAGTTTAATAATACATTTCTATCAGCTTTAGTATTATGAATAATAAATTATTCTTATATTTAATAGTATTATTATTTACAGTGTATGGTATATGCCAGATAAGTAATCATCAATATAAAGTTGGAATAGCATCTATTTTATTGTGAATAGTAAATTATTTAGTCCTATAATTTCGGCAGGAATATGGCGCAAGAGACAAAACCAAACTTAGATAATATAGATCTATCCCGACTCTCAGAACAAGAGAAAAGGGATCTGATCCTATCCATGCGCCGTATTGGCGGTAAAAAGGGTTCTACAAAGCTGCCTGCACCTACTACTGATGATGAGCTGTGGGATTATATAGCGACAGAAATTGGTGACAAGATTCCGCGAATTGCTGTGTGCGATGATCATGATGCCCCTTTTGATTTTATGAAAGATTATTACTTTGAACGTGAGCGAGCGATACTTGTTATGTCTTCAAGAGAATCTGGGAAGACGCGCGGTACGGCTATCATAAATTATATCTTCGCTGAGACAAAGCCAAATTTGGAGGTCTGTGCCTTCGCTGACATCGAAGCTCAGTCAAACAAATCGTATACTTATATTAAAAACTTTGTGTATACCAGAAATGATAAAGGCGAAAAAGTCCTAAAACCATCTGTTGCTGGTGATCCTTTAAGAAAAGAAACTAACTTTAAAAATGGATCGAAACTTGAAGTAATAATTGGCAGCAAAAGTGGAGTTAACTCTCCGCATCCTCAAAAGGTTCATGCGGATGAGATAGATCTTATGGATGAAGAGATATTCTTTGAGTCAAGATCTATGAGTAGTTCAAAGACTTTGCCTGATGGAACTGTAATTAAAGCACAAGATATTGCTACTTCAACTCGTAAGTCTAATAAAGGGCTTATGCAGAAGATTGTTAATGAAGTAGAGAGTGCCAAAAAACACGGTTTGAAACCACCTTGGAGAATCTACCGTAGCTGTGTTTTCGAGACAGCTCAAGAGACACCAAATTGCAGAACTGCCCCTAAAGATAAAAGAGAAGCAAGATTAAAAGAACTTGGAAAAGATCCTTGTGAACTATGTGAATGTGATAAAGTCGCTAAAGGTGAGTGGGCAGAGAATGTGCCTAGAACTTTAGATACAATTTGTAAAGGTAAGTTCTTTAGATCTAGGGGCTGGATGAGATATGATGATATTGTTGGAAAGTTTACACAAAATAGTCCGCAAGTATGGGTTGCGCAGATGGAATGTAGAAGGCCAATGGCGGATGGTCTTTATTTGCCAACTTTTTCTCGTGAAAGGCACGCAATAAGAAACTATGAACCTAGACCTGAGTTTGGATTAATTTGGTTAGGTTGTGATTGGGGCGGTGCAGAAGCATCTTTTGTTGTGTGGATTCAGGGGCCATTGCACCAGCCTATTCAAGTTAATAATACTATTGGAACTAAGACTGTTATTCCGCAAGGTGCTTTTGTTGCATTCAAGGAGCTTAATGAGGTTGCAATGGGTGCAACTCGTTTAGCTGATAAAGTTGTTAGACAAGAGATTCAATACAAAAATAGATTTGGTGGAGGATGGAGAGTAAAGGCTAGATTTGCTGATATGGCGGGAAGACAACAGCGTGAGGATTGGAGAGAGCACAATCCTCCATTAAGAACTGTTTGGTATATTTCGCGCGACTTTGAGCCGACAGTTGATTGCTTACAAGCTTTAGTAGCAGACAATTTTTTATATGTAGATGATCAAAATTGTCCTGCATTGTGTGATGATTTTGAGAGTTGGCGGCAGAAGGATGGAAAAGAGGTTCACGACTCATCGAGCCACGGACCAGCGAGCGCACGTTATTGCTTGAAGAATGTAACTACTATAATGAAACGCCATCAAAATGTATCTACTCGGGTAGCGCTGCAGCCGGTGGTCGTTCAGCGGGATTCCGCGCAAAATGTCCCCGGTGCTCTAGCAGCAGTTGGTGTATCCTCTCCTGGTGATGGGAATATGTATGCCTCAGAAAATTGGCGTCAGACACTCGGCGCGCCTGTTGGCGCTGGGGACATGAGTAGGAGAGGAAAGGAACCTTGGCAGCCGTGAAATTTCCTAGTAAATCTTCTGATGTAGACAAGATTAGAAAGAAGTTAACTTACTCTGCACATTCTCGCTGCCCGTGTGGATCTGGTTTAGCATATGGAAAGATGACTAAATCTAATAATCCTGTTGAAGGATATTGGGATTGTGCAGCTATACTAGATGGTACTGCTGATAAAAACGTTCAGCATACCGCAAGATTACCATTTACTTTTTATGAAATTAAGTCAGAGAATCAGCCTTCTGCGAATGGAGCTACGACTAGGCCATGAATACTTTACCTATGCCAAATGATAAAACTAAAATTGATTTTGGTAAAATAAATAAGTCTACAGTTAATCCAATGCCAGATAAGCGTCGAGAGATGTATTTACAGCGTATAAAACAGGCATCGGAAATGAGTAGTGGTGGCAAACTTACAGATATATTCGTTAGAGATTTTAGATGGCAGTCATGAAAAATATATATTATCCTTGGGATGATTTAGATTATATGATTGAGGAAATGAAAATGAAACCTTATGATTGGGAAACTTTAGGCGATTTTCCTCCTGTAAAATGGAAAGACGGAAGTACATTTGAGATTGTAACATCAGATGGTGGAAAACCACATAATCATGTATCACGTGAAGATAAAACTGAATTGATGGACGTAGATATATGGCGTGAAGCTAAAAAAGTTTATCAGCTATCAGAAGATTCTACGGCAGCAAAGTTAGCCGAGATAGATAACAAATAAGTGCCTAATAGAATTATTTATCCTCCTGGATTTGACTTAATTAGAACAATTCAGAAAATGTCTGAATTAATTAAGAGCAATGAAGAAGCAGATTTAAGAATCAGGAGAAGAGAAGAAGCAGGAGCAAAATTTCGGCCGAGAGTGACATAAGTGCCTAATAAAAAAGACGAACGTTCTGAATTACAGCGTCTTAGCGGTAAAGAGATGCAGACGCCTGATTCAGAACGGGCGCGTAGAGAAACACAAGAAAGTTATTCCAAGCCTGGAGAAGCTGAAACTTATTCAGAAAAAGGATTTCAAAAACGTTCTGAAGGTAACAGGCTTACCTTTAATCCCCTCTCAATTGATGAGTTTCCACAGGGAAGTCCAGAAGAAGAGAGAGAACTTGAAATAAACACTGATAAAGGTGTTGCTCAAAGATTAAGGGAAGCTCGCGCGATTGGTCCCTCTGTTCGGCAGCAGACTCAGGCCGAGATCCTAAATCTTGTTCTTCTTCATAGAGAGTTAGGTGGTAATCCATTCAGTGTAAGAAGATTACCTTTCTCCATTATGCGTGATATGGCTGCTGATCCTACTATTGCATTTGCTTTTTACTATATAGAAACTCCATTAATTAATGCTTCATGGAGCGTGAATTCAGAAGATGCTCAATTAGCTGCTGCAGTTGATTCAGCATTGCGACCTATAAATTCAGATTTGATTGAGAAGTTCTGTACGAGTTTACAAATGGGTTATCAGCCTATGGTAAAACGTTTTAAACTTGGTAAACTTGGTGGAGTTTATAGAGATAAGTCTTCTGAAACTCCAGAGAAAGATCTTGATATATGGCCATCTAATAATGTAGATGCATTGATGTGGAAGACATTTCTCGCACTGCCTCCAGAGAATTGTTTGCCAAGATGGAATGAACAAGGAAACTTTAATGGTTTTATGTATTCACCTGTTCCTATTCCTAATCCTATGATGCTTGGTGTTGCTCAGACATATGGTCCACAAGTTCTTAGTGGATATCCAATTCCTCTTGAGTGGAGTATGTGGATAGTTAATGAGAGAGCACGCAATTATGGATCTCTTTATGGATCTCCTCGGAGTAGAAGGGCATATAGATTTTGGTGGAGCTTTTGGTATCGGTGGGCACTTGCAGATAGAAGCTTTGAGAATAAGGCAGATCCTGCAAAAATTATTTATTTTCCTACAGAGGTAGCAGAGGCATTAGATGCAAATAATGCTGAAACTGAAACTGTTTATAATCTTCAGCAGAAAGCTATTCAAATAGGAAATAGCATTAGGTCAGGAACTACTGTTGCTTTTCCTGGTGATTTTATGGTTGGTGAGGATGGTAAAACTCTCAATACTCGTAAGTGGGATGCTAAATATATGGAGGGTGGAGAGAACTTTTCTCTATTAGACCAGAGCTTTACAACATTAAAGATAATGATGATCCAAGCGTGTTTCCTCCCAGAACAAGCTTTTGTTGACGCAACTGTGGCTGGACAGACATCTAGTCAGAGATATGTTGCAGCACAGATGGGTGAGATTTATCAGGAATCACAACAGCTTCTTTCTAATCAATATGATGAATATATTAATAAGTATATGATACCTGAATTTATTGCAGCTAATTTCCCTGACAAAATAAATGTACCCTGCAAGCGAGCAACTAGAGCTTATGGCTCCCAGAATTCAGAACTTGTCAAACAAATTATAACTCTTCTAGGGCAGAAAAATCCAGAGGAGATTCCAGTAGATATGAGAGAACTTCTTAGGCAAAACGGGATTCCTCTCACCACTGAAGCTCAACAGAAACATCTGGAAGAGAAGAAAAAAGAAGAAGCAAAAGAAAATGCTAAACCTCCTGTTATGGCACCTACTAAGAAAGAAGGAATGGCAGGGGAAAATGCGGGGATAGAAAAAACTGAGACTGGAGAGCATGTGTATTTCCAGCCAGGAGGAGAGATTTATTTAGGTGCTGAATCTTTAAGTAGACATTATGATGCTAAGTCTTTCTTTTCTTCTTTGCCCAAAATCCCCCCTTATGAAGATGCAGCAGTAAAGACTGCAGCTTTACAGATGAGAAAACTGCTGATGGATCGGTATCGTAATCAGCTTACTTCTTTTGCAAATCAAATTCGTAATAAAACTGTGTTGAAATTAGCTGAACCTGAACAGGTAGAACCATCCAAGCCGGGATTAGGCGCAGGGCACGCGAAAATAGCTGCAGCGGGGGCTGTGGCAGCATGGCTCAGCGATCAGAGCAAATCCCTGCCAGCAGTGTCCTTGAGCATCAAGGAAATTCTCAGTAGGATTGCAGGGGCGGCAGGGCGGCGGGAATTGAAATTAGCAACTCTTGACCCCGGTGTATTTAATCCATCTACTCTAAAAGACTGGGTAGAGAAGTATGCAGAAGAAAATCTGAGTTTGATGGATCATACGACTCAAGATGTGTTTAAAGACTTCTTAGAAAAACAGCTACAGGAAAATTCACATCCAGATGTTGTAGCACAAGCATTAGAAGATCATTTTGCTGAAATGCCTATGACTTATTCCACTCGCGCCGTTCGCGCCCAGACAAGAGATGCATATAATAAAGGTATGTTACAGGCAGGAATTGACGCGGGAATAGATCAAGTAATTGCGCATGATGCTTCTGATGGTACAAATCTTAATACTGACAAACGTTGTATTAATCGTAATGCTAAAGTTTATAGCTTGTCTGATGCTATGAAGGAGGTAACTAATTCACATCCAAATTGCACTTTACATTTCAGTTACTTAACAACCTCTAATTTGTCAGTAGAGATAACAGACGATATCCCAGAGAGCTTGGAGTTGTCCGGAAACATGCAAGCAGGATATGATGTGAATACAGAAACTCTTTATATAAAACCAGAAGCATCAATTAGTGAACAGAAATTTATACTAGCATTAAGTGAGAAATTAAAATATGCCTGAAACTAAATTCAAAGCAAACGATCAGTATATTATTACTTATGAGGATATTACATCACAAAATAGAATTCGTAAGTATACAACTTGTTATACAGATGAACAGAGTAAACATTATTTAATGAAATGCTTAGAACGTCATGGAAGAGGATGCAATGCAAGGATTGTTCCAGCTAGGCAGTTAACGGCTGATTAATATGCGACTAGAAAATGATAAGGGGAATATTTTGTCTAAAGAATTAAATTTAGTTGAGGATAACAAATATAAAGAATTAGTCTTAAAAGCTAAAAAAGAAAAAGAAGAATTTCTCAGCAAGCAACCTCTAATTTTTCCTGGTGGATGAGCGATCCAATACATTGTCCTCATTGTGGACGTAAGTTATATGAACCTGACTGGGTAGATAGAAATAAATTATTAAATATTATAATGCCTTTTTATGTAAAAGGTAAAACTAAATACCAGCCAAGTACTCTGAATGGAGTTGTGATTAGAGGGTCTGATTCAAAGATTATATATAATATGATAAATAAAAGGGTAAAAAAAATTAAGGGTAAATCTGCAGAAAGAATTCTTCTGAAAGCTGGGTTAGATCACACGATGTTATATGACTAAATTAAAATATAAACTTGAGCCAGGAGAAATCTATGAAGATGCTATTAAAAGATCATTATTTATAGATAAGATTGATATAAGAAATAGTTTAGGAAGAGAGATACAAGGTAGTTTAAATGATGAAACACCTTATTCTTGTACTCTAAAAATGTGGGAGGAAATTTGGCGCGATAAGGTCCCTCCAATTCCTTTATCACAAAATAAAATTGGATAGAAAGGAAATAGATGGAAACTCAGCCTAAAGTCTCAGTAGGTATTACATCAATTCTTGGTTGGCTCTCCGCGCTTGGAGCGCTGGCACCAGCAATTGTTAAGGCAGTTGAAACAGGAGCAACAGATTTTAATGGTCCTGAAAAGTATTTAGCTATATTTGGTATTGCTTCTGGTTTGGTTACTCAGATTGCTAGATATTTTCAGGCACATAAGTTGATTAGTGTTAGCTCTATTAATAATTCTATTTCTTCGGCGCAAATCGCGCCGAGTGGTTTTGAGGTTGGTACTCCTAATGTAATATTAAGACCAGAATCAGCTATTAAACCTGATGGGCCGGGGAATATTTCGCCTGCGCCGATTTCTGCCACTGAAGTTAATGTAGCTGGAGCGTAAATATGGCGATTGCTTCTAAAAAACCTAAATCTAGTGATACTAATATTTATACAAAGCACCGTGGTAGAAAAAATATAGCTTATGATATAGTAATACCCGGTGCTTCACCTGAACGAGAGTATCGTATGTTCTCAGTTCCTGAGAAATGGACTCCAAATGAGGTTATGGAGTATATGCGCACTCACTTAATAAAAGTAGGATGAAGATATGGAGCTTTCTCAGAGAGGTGTAGAATTCATAGCTCCATTCGAGAATATCTACGAAAGTAGATATTGTCCATTCTATGATCCTTATGGAAAGGTTTACACTCGCGCGTTTGGGGAAACTGATTGGTCTGGAAACTTTGGCGGAAAGTGTATTTCTCACGCAGAGGCTTTAGCTAATTTAAAGTCTGAGTTTGATAGAAGTTATGCTCCTGCTATCAATAATCTGAATGTATCTTTAAATGAAAATCAGTTCATTGCTTTAGCTGATGCAGTATGGAACTTAGGCCCTGGTTCAATGGAGTGGGATATTGGGCGAGAGTTGCGCGCAGGAAATTTTCATCAAGCAGCATTAGACTTACTTCAATATGATACTGCTGGTGGAGTTGTATTGCCAGGGCTAGCCGCGCGCAGGAGAGCAGAGTACAATCTTTTTATGACTCCTGTAAAGAAATCTTCCCCGTCAAATCCTCTTGATGTTCTATATCCAAATGAACGTAGAGTGGTAAATTCATTTCTCGCCTATAGAAAGCACCCTAAGCTCCATCGTCATGGGTTGAGAGTGACAAAAGAACAGATGATTAATTTCAGAGGAAATATATTTGATGCTGCAACTTATGGCAGATTAAAGAGCGGCCAGAAAACTGCTAATGGATGGAATATTAGAAATCGTAAAGCAAGATATGAGCTATTGAGAAAGTATACTACATGAGTTATAGTGGTCCTGGAGAATATGAACATTATAAAGGTGGCAAATATAAAGTGTATGGAATAGGTTTGCATGAGAGTGAGTTATATCAAGTAGTTGTTTATGAACCATTAATTTCTGGTTCAAAGCTGGATGGTTCTCCTGTTAAATTCTGGATTAGACCACTAGAAAATTTTAATCAAGATATCCCAGTTGAGAATGAACCTGAAATAGTGAGCTTAAAACCAAGGTTTAGAAAATTAATTAAAAGCTTAGGAGAATAACAGTGTCGTTTGAATTTAAACCGAATGCGGGAACAGTATCACAATTAGAATCTGAGCTTAACGGTTTACCTGCTCATGAAAGAGAAGAATTTGTATTAGGAGAAGTAAAGAAAGCTATTGATCATATTGTTACAGCTTTAGGAGGATATTTAAGTTTAAGTTGTAATGGGAATATTAATCCTGTTGCTGGTGAAACTGGTGATTTAGTTAATATATATATTACTTCTTTACCTGTTCCTCCTTCCGCTCCTGTCGCTGCCCCGTTGCCGCCGCAGGAAGGGCTCGAAACTCCGGCAGCAGAAACCGCGCCAGAAAATACAGAAATTCCCACCGCACCAGTTTCCCCAACCGAACCTGTAATAGCCCCAACAAATCCAGAATCGACTGCTCCACTGACTCCGCAAGGACTGGTAGAAGCATCGCAGGTAGAAGTCCCTGTAGTAGTCCCTGCTGCTGCTGGTGGGGAAGTACCCTCGCCTGAAGCTCCTGGTGTAGAAACTATTCCACAGGGAGAAGTTACTTCATTCACTTAAGGGAGAAAATGTGCCGAAAAGTAATAAAGAATTATCCCCGGAAGAAGGAAAATAAAAGAGATGTAGCATGACGACAGTGCCTAACTCAGTATTGCTGTGTTTTGGTGCAGCTAAGAATTTAGCTAAATATAGAGATCCATATCAATTTGGAGCAGGACATCCTTATCCAGGTTATATAGATGGAATTAAGTCTAATACAAAAAATTATGATTGCTCTAGCTGGGTATCAGATATTCTTAGGCATGGATTGTTGCTAGATTCTTCTGTAGCTTTAGATACTGCTGAGTTTTTAAATTGGGGAGAGGCGGGCGAAGGTGAGTTTATGACTGTATGGGTTATTAATGGTCCTGAATTACAACACTGTTTCTTGGAGTTTAAGATTCTAGGTGAAGAACAATTTAGATGGTCAATGGCTGCGCATACAGGGACAATCTGTGGATGGTATAAAGAAGTTTCTACTAAGGGTTATTCACCACGGAGAAGAAAATGATATATATTATATTGGCACAAGGAATTATAGATTGTATATTAGTAGCAACAATTAAAAATATAAAAAGAGATATTAAACATGAGTCTAATAGACATATGGTATTAAAATAATGCCTGATCGTGAGGCGATAGACCGCGGATTTGATTTTGAGACGCGAGTAGCTAATCAATTATCAGGATCATTGCAGCCAGGATCAGGTAATAAGTTTTTCGCAAAGTCTGATGTAGCGGCAAATGGGCTTATGACAAGTTGCAAATCTCAGCAGAAGTTTACTTGGTCAGAAATACAATCTTACTTGAGAGAGGCTATTGATTTAGCTTTTCAAACTGGAGATATTCCTACTCTTGCGGTAGAGGATGCAGGTACGAATAGCGAACTAATTGTAATGAGATTAAGTGATTTCGCAAAAGCTCTCAAAGAGGTCAAGATACCTGAGTCTTTTCAAAGTAAAGGTCTTGAAAAAAGTGAGTCAGCAAAAACTCCGATTCTCCTACGATAGGAAATAAATGTTACCAATTCTATTATTGTTATTATTACTTATTTTGGTAGGTGCAGGATTTGCTATCCATGTATCATGGATAGTATTTTTAGTTGTATTGATTCTGTCAATTTTATCTTATGCTGGTGGACTAAGATTTTAGCTTTTCAATTTCTCAGTGAACAAGTATTTGGAGACAGTTATTTAGAACTGTTAACTCTTGCTATATTAATATCTGCATTTGTAACTGCATATAAACATATAGAGTGTCACGAAGATGGTTGTCATAGACTAGGAAAATTTCCTCATGGGCATCTTAAATTATGTAAGATTCACCATCCATTAGTCACTGGCGATACGCAAAAAGATATTCAAAATGTAACTGAAAATTTGAAATCTGAAAATTCCCCAAACTGAAATTTTGAAAACATTGTGCTACAAAATACTGATATAAAACCAATTTTTGAATGCCCACGTCGTATTGAGAGATATGCAATAGCAGTTAGAAAAATGAGCCGTATTCAATTAAGTGATTATATTGATGCAGCTCTTGATCCTGAAAATAATCTTATTATGAATGACAGTGAAGAAATTATTCCTGTAGAAGATTATTGGGATAATAGTGGGTGTTGCTCTTATTGCGGATCTATGAAACCGGATGATTTATTTTCTGCCATATCTGTTGGCGCTGAGATTGGTCCTACAGACAAGAATTACAAGATATATGTCCACGGTGGTAGTAAAATTACTCGTGGTGGCGCAAAAGCAATTTACGATGGAAAATTTTATATGTTACACTTAAATCGTAACAATTCTGATAAATTACATAAACTAATTGAGGATAAACAAGTTAAAATTGGTTATCCAGGATATTTCTATAATGGTCTATGGCTAGCAAAATAAAAACAAAAAATACTGTTGTGCTACAGATTAGTTGTTGAATACCATTTATTAATTTCAGGGGTATTAAAAGGAAGATTGATTCCTTTTCTAGGTATTTCTGGATTAACTTCACAAGTTATTTGAGGAACTGTGAATATAGTCTTTTTACCGCAACTAGGACAAGTATGTTCATAAGTACCTGGTGTAAATACCATCATATTAGGTATATTATGTTCGAGTGACATACATGGTTTGGGAGCATCTGTAATTTTTTTAATCATATCTCTATTCCAGTAGCTTTTGACTCAAAGGATTTCCATCGGCGCTTCTCGCGCCGAAGCTCTTGTTTCTTATAATCTCCAACTCCCATACAATTACAATTTATGTGCCAATTCATAATTTTATGAGTCATATTTTCGATATCTATTCCAGACCCAAAACGAAGAATTTTGATACGACGATTTAAGATTCTTTCTCTATGATGTCTTCTCACACTTCTACGATTATTTTTCATAAAGTCTCCTAGTTATTAGTAAACCTATAGGAGTCGATCCCTATAGGTGTTTCTGGTTAGGAAAGCTTGTCTTTTCATTTTGGTCCTAAGAGCAAAACCCTTGCGACTAAATCAAGAGGAGAGATTTTTCTATACCGATCTTCTAGCTCGTACAGAGTACCACTCTGTATCTGAGATACTATAGCATCAGAAGAAAGATGTCAAGCAATCTTTATTAGGCAAAGAAAAAGGGCCACCTTTTCAGGTGACCCCCTTTCTCGGAGAGACAACGAGCAGGTCTGCTGAGGACCTAATGCAACAGCACCTATATCATATCAAACGCTAGGCGTCGGCGGTGTGGGACCTTCAACAGGCAGTGCTTCGGGGGATGTAACGGGGGGAGTGGTTTCTACAGGGGCTTCACTCGGCGCGACTTCTGCCGGAGGGACCGTTTCAACAGGTGGCGTAGTCACGGAAGTTTCGACCACGGGGCTTTCGCCTACTGGCGTAGGTTCAGTAACGGGTGCTGTTTCTACTGGAGCTTCGGTGACGGGGGTTTCAACCGGCGGGGATTCGGCCGGTGGTGTCACAGGAGACGCAGGGACTAATTCCTTAGCTTTTTCTACTACTGGGGCAAGGGATTCCTGCACCTTCTGAATTGCAGCTAATTCTGCCTTATTCGTGGCCAGTTCCGCTGAATCTGCAGAGAGGGTAGCCTGCGCGGAAGTAAGTTCAGATTCCCTAGTAGTTAGATTAGTCTGAAGAGTAGTAATCTCAGTTGCAAGCTTCGGTACTACTTCGGCGAGAGTTGTCTCCTCTACTCCGAGCTGTTCTGCTAATGTAGTCAACTTGTCCAACCTTTCAATTATTTCTTTTAAGTTATTGTTTATTTCAGTTTGCGAAGCATAGAAGTTATGAACAACTCTTTCTATGTAATACTCGAATTCTTCGCCCTCTTTTCTCTCAAAATCATGAGACATTATCCTCTGGCACCTCCAATTATATTTTCTGTCTCAAATGGCAAAGGGTGATCTGAAACTTTTTTACCTTCAATTCTGAGAAGTCTATCAGCCCACGGTGGTAAAGAAGTTCTCTTATAGCCGAAGATTTGAGTCCATTCCTTCCCAACTTCCTTGATTGATATATATCCTTGATCTGCAAGTTCAAATGGATTTTTTAACTCACCGTATTGTAGTAAATTATGTCTAGTTTGTGCCAGACCAAACCACTTAGGCCAGACAAAGTTTGCCAACTCAGCGCCATTAGGGGCTTTATATCCTGCTGACTCTAGAGGATCGGCAACCTCTACGATATAAGTTTTATTATCATGCTCTACAGTTCTAACTTCATTTTCTGACTCCACATGAGGATCTACGACCATCTCCAAAAGCTCATGTGAAGCTACTTCAGATACAGCAACGTCATCTTCTCTTGCCTCTTTTACAGTACAATATGATACTGGGATATTAGTACCGTTCTCATCTTCATGAAATCCTAATGCTCCCTTTACTGAAGTATCATCTAAAAAAATCAAGTTATAAGCTCCGGCAGGAGGCGCGCCGGAGGTAAGCTCTTTAACTTCTATAGGCTTACAGTATCCATGCTCTACCCAAGGAGACTCATTGAATTCGCCTGCTTGATGCTGTAGTGCTTCTACTAATTGTGATAATTCACTCGGGCGAAGAACTCCCGGTGAAGTCTTGTTCTCAATCATTACGACTTGTGCCATTAGACTCCTTTACTAAAACTTTTTTTATGTCACTTAAAATCCCTTCAAGCCCTGTAACCCTATCTTCTAATTTTGCCTTCTCAGGATCAACACAATCTGGTTGGCCAGTAATACGATCAAATGTTTGAGCAGCTTTTACTGCATTATGAAAAGAGTCTAATAATTCTTTTAGCTGAGTTGGATCTAATTTTATTGTTCCTTTAGATGGAGATTTAGTTGGTTCCCAAGGTTCCCGAGTTTTCCACTGATCATAATTCGGCCTAGGGATAAATGGATCATATTCTCGCATCACTGCAGATGTAAAACACATTTAAATTCTCCTTTTACTTTTTCACTCTACATCCGCCCAAATTGCCCCTGATTCAATTTCCCCCGATACAATTTTCATGTATATAGCTTCTTTGAACTTAACAGGGGTTGGGTCCATAAATGATTTACTTTCTTTAGCAGTAAAATAAATAGGACCAGCTATTGGTTTACCTTCTGCTTTTTCTGCATTGTCATAAAAAATAACTTCAGCAGCACCTTTGGATTTTAAGCTATATCCAAAGAAGTTGCCACCTTTATATTTTCCTAATTCACTAACTTTTTCTACTGCTTCATGTTTTCCTGTAACTGGATTATATTCATAGTTAATAGTTTTTGTTTCAATCAATGTTTCTGGAATTATCCCAGAAGAAGTTGGGGTAATATAAGTTTCTAGCCCCATTATGTGGCTCCTTTCTACAGCTTCTTCTCCCACGTAGAATGGGACTTCTAATTCTCTACCTATGATTGGATTAGGCATTATAAATCACCGTATCTGAGAACTTTTGGCGATTTCCTGCCGGATATAAATCATTCTACTTCAACTACCGATTCTAAAGCTTCTAGATTAAGAAGAATCTGCTGACTTTTTCCTTCATTTCCTGCTGCATCTCTACCTCTAGTAGTGCAAGCTAGTAAACTACCTTCAGATTCTTTAGCTGTTTTTGCTTTTTCCTTAAATTCAGTTAAAGTATTTGGAACAATTATACGGTTGTTTTCAACATCTCCTGGAGAACCGTAAGACATTGTATAATATCTTAAGGCCACAGTTTTAGTATTCTGTTACTTGGCTTATCTCAGAAACAGCAAGAATATATTTCTCTGCAGTAGAGTTTCCCATAGTGACTCCAGCAGGACCTTCAGTATTTGCAGCTAATTCAAATTCAAGTAAACCAGATTCTTCCTTCACAGTTGTTTTAGCTTTTTCCAGAAGATGAGTAAGCGTTGCAGTTACTCCACCAACAGATGTAGCATAAATCTTTTCTACATTACCAGGCATTGCGAAGTTCTTTGTGCGGATGATTAAGCGATTCGCCATTTATTTGAAACCTTCCATGAAAGTATTTCTTTTTCTATTGCGCCAATTCTGGCGCGGCATATGCGCTGGTTAGTATATCAAGGAACCGGGGAGAATTTCGCGCGATTCTGGTCCCTTGGTGATAGATAGAGAGAGCCCTCAGTGCCCCCGGCGCGACTCGAACGCGCGTCCCAGCCTTAGAAGGGCTGTGCTAATTCCGCTCAGCTACGGAGGCATACAAATTGTAGACGATAATGTGATGTTTTAGGGCAATATTATTGGTATTTCATCTTGTTCTGCAAATTTTCTACTAATACTATTAAATCCTTCACAACCTTCATAATCACAATCTTTTCCCATTCTACATCTTACAACAACTCTTTCTCTTTTATTTCTTAACTCATCAACAGTAATGCCGCATCTTTCAGCATAACCTTTCTCAAATTTTTCTGTTCTTTTTAATAGTTTTTTATTCATACTGTTATTGATGGTATATCAGGAGACTCAAGCTCAATTATCTGAGCACTATATCCATGTCCTAATCTCTTTACTCTAGCTTGATCTTCTAACTTATTTTTTAATAATTCAGCATTATCTATACCAGTTACAGGACCATAAGCATTGACTTCAGCGAACGGATAAAAAGTTTGAACAATAAATTTTTTCTTATCAAACACAGTATCTTCTTTTTTTTTATTTCTATGATTGTTCATTTCGATAACTGCATGTCTATATGCTTCTTCTTTACTAGAAGCAGTGTGAACACTTAAACGTGTCTTTAAATTAATATCATTAACTCCATAACGATTCTCTATTAAATGTAATTCTGCGCACCATTTTCTTGCACCTTCTAGATCATTATAATAATTTATCTCAATCTCATAAGTTTTGTTCATAGATGGATCATATTTTTTATCTTTACTCATTTAATAGTTCCTAGTTGGTGAGATATTGCGAGGAGAATTTTGGCCTGGAGGAGATATAGCATTATCTTTCCCTCCCGGAATCTTCTCCGTATAAATCTTCCCATGCAACAAAATTAGTAGAAGCTTGAATTATAGCACCTTGAGCCATCATTAAATCACCTTCAGTACATTTATCTGGAAGATTAATTGTTATAATATTGCACATTTAAGTACCATCAATTCCACAGTTACTGCACCTTAACATTGAGCCAGACTCATTCCATATCATAATATGGTTACATATTTTGTGTACCATAGCTCCGCAAGAAATACAAACTTGTAACTCCCATTGATCAACATCAACTACTTTCATTACAGTATGTTTACAGACACTAAAGTCATAGCAAGACCAATTTCTATGATTGATTAAATTATCAGAAGAATGTGCTATATCTATTTCAAAATCAGACGGCCAAGGAAAATTATTTTCCATTATTTATTTTCTCCGATATATTTTGTAGTATTTACCCAATCTTGAATATCTTGAATAAAATCATTTGGATCACAAATATGCAGATAATCTACATCATCATCTCTATCAACTTCATTAGGCATTACGCCATTTGAGTATCTATAAAGATGGCAGCAAGCGGTGGGATATCCAGCCCAATGTATCACCATATCTGGAGGATGCAAAACACCATTTTTATCTGGATTAGTTAAATCATCTGGCACATTCATTCTCTGGTTTTTCTAAATCTTCGCAAAATGTCATTGGGATTTGATCTAATATATTATCTAGAATTGCTATTAGCCATTTATTCATAAGGGCAAGTTCATTCTGGATTCTTTATATAAATCTGGTCGTAAATCATCTTCTTCTACTATTTCAATTATTGGTTCACATGAATAACGAGAAATTTCTTTAGATAAATCTGCAAGGTATCTAATTGTGTGAATTTCATCATCTGAGATATCTTTAATTAAAATATATGTAGTATCGTCACATCCAATAATCTTAATAATATATGATTTCATTTATTTTTTTTTATGTCCTAGTTGGTGAAATGTTACGAGGAGAATTTGGCATGGGAGGAGAAATAGTATAATCTTTCTCAAATTTTTCTGCCTTGTGTATATTATTCATAGGTGTAAATATCTCGGACTAGACTCTATAACTTTGCCAGCATAGTTACCAATATCTTCTTCAACTTCACCTTTATTGATCTTCATAAGAGCCTTCCACATTTCTTGATAATCTTTTAGCATCTTATTGTGATATATACATCTATCACCATCTTCACAAGCACACATTATAAATAATATCCTTTCTCCCGTTCCTCATCAGTCCTAGACTCCATGAAGCAAGTGTTGTAAATATCGGGAATTAAAGTTTTATCTCTAAATGCTTTAGACATATCCTTCCAACTGCCATCTGATAATTCAACTTGTAATTCTCTAATAAACTCTGAAGTAGCATCACCTTCTGGGAAATATACTACTACCTCGCCGATTCCTGCTGTGTTGAATTTACTTGAAACCCCATGAATTGGTTTATTTATGTATCTAACATTCATTTTAATACCATTCATCGAATACTTTAAGCCATAGTTCATATAATTCTTTTTCTGCCAGTTCACGGCTTGTATCACAGCTCTCTGCCCAATCAATTATATGCTCTGAATCTCCAACAGCTTTCAAAAAAGAATGTATTCTGTCAGCCTCTTCTTGTATTCTAAATGATTGATAATTCCAATTTCCTCCACTCATTTTTTATCTTCTCCAATGTATTTTGCAGTGTTTATCCAAGATTGAATATGATGAACAAAATCAGTCTCAGAGGGCCAAGGAAAATTATTTTCCATTATTTATTGTTCCTAGTCATCGGCAGACGGTTTCTCCTGTAATTTTAGGAAAATAGCAGTTCTTTCATTAAGATGTGGTTTCTCCTTTGTTCCAATAAACCACTCTTCTAACAATTTTATGGCTTGAAATCTTTCTTCACAAATATTGTAATACTCTTTCTTATCAACTCTCATCCAGCTCATAATTTAATCTCCAGCAGATTTTGCGCGAAGAAGGGGAAACATGATAGTATCACGAATGTTCTTCTTATTTAGTAGAAGCATACATAGTCTGTCTATTCCAATTCCTACTCCGGCCCAAGGCAAAGCCCCTTGTTCTAGTGCTTCTATGTAATTTTCATCATACGGATTACAAGTTGCTGGGTCCTCACTATAACTTTCATGCCACCTCTCGTATTGCTCACGAGGGTCATTCAAATCAGATGCTCCGCTAGCAATCTCCATACCGTCTACAAACATCTCCCATGATTCTGCAAGATTTTCATTTTGTGCGTATTTTCTGCTGAGAGGCCAATCAGAAGATTTTAGATTCATCATTCGATCAATCTCAAACATTGGTACATCAAATCTCTTACACAGATGATGTAATAGATTTTCAGTAAGTGTTGCTATTGTGAAATAATTCTCGCAAGTAGCAAATATCTCTACATTTGTAAACTCTGGATTATGTTCTGGAGAAATTCCCTCGTTTCTGAAGCATCTACTTATTGAATAAACCCTATCATAACCTCCCACCAGGGCGCGCTTGAGATACAGCTCGCTTGATATGGAGAGGAAGAAATCTTGTCCAAGCGCATTATGTTTCGTGACAAACGGTCTAGCAGTTGCTCCACCATAGATTGGTTGGAGAACTGGAGTTTCAATCTCAATATAGTCTCGTTCATTTAGCCACTTTCTGATCTCAAATACAATTTCTGCTCTAGCCTTAAACACAGCGCGAGAATCGGGCGAGGAGAGTAGATCCAACTCCCTATGACGATACCGTGATTCAGGCTTAGAAATTCCGTGGAATTTATCCGGTGGCTCACGGAGGGCCTTTGCTAGGAGAGTCCAATTATGAATTAGCAGTAGTGGCTCTCCGCGAAGATTTGAAGTTAATATGCCTTCTACGCCGTAGCAGTCTCCAAGGTCAATCTCTAGATCAAGATCATCTTTCTCTACAAAATCTAGTAGTTTAACATGCAATTGAATAGATCCAGTCTGATCGAATAAATCAAAGAAAATGTTCTTACCCATATCTCTTCTGGCAGATATTCTACCTGCTATTTTATATGATTGGTTCTTTATATTGCCATCAAGAAGGCTTAGATCTCTTGCTACCTTAAATTCATGAAGAACAGATTGAATTGAAACTCGGTCGGGGAAATTGCGCGGGTAAGGATTAATCAGTTTTTCTAGCTTTTGTTGACGTGAGATAGACTTACTCATTGATCTCCAATTCTACAATATTATTAGCAATAGGGTTCTCATCAACAGACTTAATGATCACATACCTGCCTGGAGAAAAAGAGCAAGTATCTGACAAGTAATAAAGTATTGTGGCTAGATCATGATAATTACCATTTTCCGCTTCTTCTGCCCAGCTATTTACTAATTCTATTGCTTCATTCTTAGTCATTAATAAGGGCTTTCATATTCAAGTTCACTAATAATAAGATCAGCAATTTCATTGTTAGTCTTATATTGTTGAGAAAGTTTTTTAAGAAATTCTTCAAGAGTATTAGTAGGCTGACCCTCAGAAGAACAGAATTCAAGTACACCTTTGATTGTATCCGGTCTGTGCACTAAATCTCTCCTCTAGTTTCATGCCATTTCTGATGCAAAATAGTTGCAGTTTCTCGCACCATTGCTCCACATATATAGCATGTATGGGCTTTAAAAGACGTAGTAAATAAGTCTGATGCAACTACATAAGAGTCAGTAAATATTTTTGAAGCGTCTGAAACAGTTATAGTATACTTGATAGGTTCAGACATTTCTACAGTTCTGCAGAGCAGCAAGAAATTCATCATCAGACAATTCAAAAATAGTATTGTTGTTCCATTCTGCTAAAACAAATTCATCATTCAAAATCAGGCGTAGAATTTGCGCAAAAGTTTTTCCCGATTCAGTATCCCATATTCTTCTAACTTCCTCAAGAAAAGGTATTATTCTATAAGGGTCAGTAGGGTTATTGGCAATATCCTTTGGCGAGATTAGCGCCGGAAGTGAAGTAGTCATATTTATTTCCTTATCGCTCATTAAATAGTGTCGGTCAGTATCTCTATTATATACATATCTATACATTTTATCTTCCAGGGAAAGTTTTGCGCGCGAGTTGGAGATGATCTTTTCTAACACACTTTACATTATTGCATATTTGTTTAATAATCATGCTATGCTCCAATTTAGTATTATAATATAGCTCATAAGCAATAGTAGCAGCATTTCTATTATGATACATAGCTCTACCACTTCTTTTATCAACACTACCAGTCCACCACCAGCATCCATTTGTTCTGAATATAAATGATTCAAATTCATTTATATCTATTATTCTTGGGGAATTTACCTTGCGCGACATTTATCCTGAAGTTTTCTATTTTCTTGCTTTAATTTAGCTCTATCTTCGGGCTACCGCCGACGGACTCGCGACCGTCCTTACAGTCCTTGAGCCGCACAAGCTCGATCAGAGCCGCACGCACCGGGTCCGCCTCCGCTGGCTCCTGCTCCCCCGACGGCGCGGACACCGTGTCACCAGCAGCACCGAGCGGTGCGTAAACCGCAGGGCAAGAAGGGCCGTGCATCCCACACGACGCGAGGCCCGGTTCGGCCCAGTCCTGAGCGGCACACGCCGAGCAGATGCAGTGACGGCCGTGCGTGACGCGCTGAGAGGGTCGCGCCCCCTGCTCGGCCTCGCGTATGCGAAAGCCCTCCCAATACGCCTTCGCCTCCTCCTGGTGCTGCGGACAGGCCTTGGTCGGCGAGCACCGCTGGCATGATGCCCAAGTGCTCGTAGGCTCATCCTCGACCCAAACCCAATGTCCACCTAGACGCGCCGTTGGTTGCTCCTGCTGCTCGGCCGCAGCGTCCAACGTCTCGGCTGAATCGTCAGTCCATGCTGTGGGTGCCCTGAGCTCCCGCCGCTTGGGCACACCAAACAGATCACGGTCTATCGCCTCGTAGGCAGCCCAAAGCGCGCGGTCCGTGTCGCGTGACCTAAGCGGCGCGGTGGCCCGTTTGTGCTCAAGGATCGCGGCATCCAGCCGCGTATATAGACGCGCCCAGGTCCATTCAGGCTTCGGCTGCTCTTGCTGCTCGGTGTCCCGCACAGTGAGAGCGTCCTCGGTGTAGTAGTCGCGCGCAGCGCGCCACGCCCAGGGCCAGCCGACTTTGCTCGCCCCGCGCATCGGTGAAGCGGCCCACGCGGACTCCATCGCGCGTTGCTCGTCTTGCGTAAGCTCTGGCGCGCTCATCGCCCCTGCTCCTTCTGCTCAGCCGACCGCTCAATGCCGAGAACATCATTGAGAATGAGGTTGATCGTTTGCACGTACTCACAGTCTCCGAGACACTGGGGATCGCCGCAGGCAGTGCGTAGGTGAGTCCAATCCACGTTGAGGCGGTGGATCGCTTCCGCCAGCCTTCTCAACCGCCCGTCTGGCTCTTTGGGCTGCTGCTCGGTGTCCCACACGGCGAGAGCGGAGCCGTCCACTTCCTCGACGTGGCTTTCCTCGTTGTCGGAGTGTACATAGCTGCAGTGAGGGCACACGTCACGTTCATCTAGGCCATAGTCGCTCGTGGACTCGGTGCTCCATTCGTGCTCGGCGATGGCCTCTTTGTCGCTCATCCGACGTGACCGCTCAGCCCACCACTCCTTGTCCCACGCCTCCTTCGACGCCACCTTGTTGCACTGGCCGCACCGCAGAAGCGTGACCCGCATCCGCTCGTCTGGCTCCTGCCGCTGCTCGACTTGGGCCTGATGCTCGTTCGATTCCCGCGCCCATTGCTCCTGCGGTGTCTCGGTGACGGGTTCTACGCCGGGCTTGGTATCGGTCAGCTTTGGGGCACCCGCAGGATTCGTCGTCTCCTTCTGCCGCACGGCGAGAATCGCCATCGCGATCTCTCTCGCATCCTTCTTACGAGAGGGCCTCAGATCGCCGACGATGATCTGCTGGACTCGCCAAATCTCCCGCTCGTCTGGCTGCTCCTGTACTGACGCATCGGCCCCCGTCCCCTTCCACGCTTTCTTCACGAACAGTGCAAGTGCTGACTCATTCGCCGGATAGACCCCGGACCACACGGCGCTCATCGCCGTGACATAGCCGCTCTCAAAGGAAATCCGATCCAGTCGAGGTGGCGGCTGCTCCTGTACTGAGAGGAGCTCGCTAACCACCAACAGCGTCGCCTCGACCAAATCGTCCACACCGTCGGGGTTACAACCCACGATGAATCCGCGCTCGGCCATTCCATCTCGGAGGCGATCAAGCTCCGAGCCGTCCCGTCCCTGTACTGAGAGGTAGGCGGCGCGAGCGGCCCAGCCATTACGAAACGTCGACTCTCGCGACACGCCAGGGGCGAACATATGGCGGTAGCTCTCCACCGCCTCGTCCAGTGCCGCTGCCTCTAGCCCTACCGGGTCTAGCTCAGACATCAGGCACCGCCTCTCTGAGGGCGCTCTCCATCGCTTCGCTTAGCGTGAAGCGGTAGGGCAGTGGCCGCTCTCCCTTCAAAGCACACAAGATGCGCCAGCAGGTACCCAGGGGGCACCAGATGTTTTCAGCACGAAGGCACGGCACGATCGTCACCCCGTGCCCGCTCGAAGGCACGAACGCCAGCAGCGCATCGGGCTCCCACGGCTCGGGACTCTCCGGGTGTGTGGTCACGGCGATGGCGAAGTGCTGCCCGACCGCGTAGTGCTCAACGCCCGCACGCCACTCGCTCTGCCAGTCGTGAAGGATGAGCGCTTCAATCGCGGCCTCGGTCGTGCCGCGCTCCTGTACTGGCCGTTCGTTCGGCAGCCCTACCGGGTCTAGCTCAGGCACAGGTCATCTCCTCCCACTGCGCGAGGGTTCGCTTACTGTGATCCGAAACCCAGATGCGGTGATCGGACCGCAGGATGATCACGCCGACGTGCACTAGATGGTCGAGTGCGTCGGCCTCAAGGGGCACGATCTCGCTGACCTCGATTCTGCCTGCGAGTCGCGGCCAGAGGTCCCAGCACTCATGGTGGTCGTTCCAAACGATGCGGTGCTCTACCGCAGCCCGCAGCAACTCCACGTCGCGTCCCGCCGGGTCTAGCTCGGAATTTGTCATAGTTTTTCTTTCTTATTCGAGGAAGATTTATTTATATTCCTGCAGGTTTAGTTATCATTTCCGCGCGATTTCCTGCTGGAGTATATATATCAGCCATTTTGTTCACCATTGGATTCTTCTGTTCTAATTTCTATCTGACATTTCTTACATACTTTTTCATATTGAGAAAACAAACTCTTAGTTCTACATTGAGGGCAATATTGAAATTTCTTGAATTCGTCTAGCTTAATTATTGTTTTCATATCTTGCTCAAATCTAAATAATATCAATTATATATCTATCAGTCATTTTATTACTCACTTCATTCTCTTATCATCTTTCTGAGTGCAATTATTCTTTGAGATTCCACAACGAAGACAATTATTCCATCCAACATATCCACCACCAGAAAACTTGTGTCCAAAAATGAAACCTAGTACCCCAATACATTTTGGCATCTGTGGAACAGTCACGGCTTTCTCCAAGGGCCAGCGAGGCGGTAAGTCTCTCCTTTAAACTCTTGTTTAATTCCTTCTAGTTCACAGAACTTTCTTATGGCCGACTCTGCTGCAGAAACAGTAATGTCTTCCTCATCTTTACCATTGTGTGCATTCTCCCAACTCTCGGGGGAATTAGGCGCAAAGAGAGATTCTTCCCGATCAAATCCTGCCATAGCACACAGCTTAATTATCTCTTTACGCAGTACCAAAGGGATATCTGGTACTGTCTCATTAATTACTGAATTTATTAGCGAGGGAAAATTTCGTGGTGGAATTCCATCCCCTTCTTCAACAGCCATTAATTCCCCCACTTACGCTTTTCTCTACTCCACTTATCATAAATTGGAGTTAGAATTGCTAGAACTTCTGAGAATTTTTCTTCATCTAGATTATTAATATCTTTGAGAATTTTCTTATTGTATTTAGTCACACTAAGAATATGCTCCAAATTATAATAAGCTTGCTCCATATAAGTTATTGCGCTAAAAGTATCAAACTCTTTTGGCGGAAATCCCCCTCCTTCTTCAATAGACATTAGAATGCTCCGTCTCCATTATCATATTTAGCTTCTTTCTTATAGTATTCTCTAATACGTTTTTCAATTCTTTTTTGAGAAGTTCTCTCGCGCCGAATTAGCTCTTGAACAGCTTTCATATGCGAATACTTATCAGGGGATTTTGCGCGAAAAGGTTTCATTTATTATCATGTT